CTTTAGATGGTGGGTTAAGGTAGCAAAAAATAGATATTTGTGATACAATAACTAGCGTTATGGGAGTATGGAAATCAAAGAATAGACACAAATATTTATTACAGTATCATATTATTTTTTGTATGTATGTATAGAAAAAAGCTTTTAGTATCAAAAGAAATATAAGATTATATAAAACAATTTTCTTATGAGATATGCACAAAGAGTAATATAATCATAAAATATATGGAAACAGACAAAGACCATATACACTATATGATAGAAACTGAGCCTACAATATCCATAAGTAAAGTGGTTAATCTAATTAAGAGTTATACAACATATCATATATGGAAAAAGCATACAGAATATCTTAAGAATCATTTTTGGAAAGAACATACATTTTGGACGGATGGATATTTTGCTTGTAGCGTAGGCAATGTTTCTGAAGAAATGTTAAAGCAATATATAGAAAATCAAGGGTAGAAAGGCGGGTAAGCTTAATGTTAAAGGCATATAGATATCGGATTTATCCAAACAAAGAGCAAGAAATACAGTTAGCAAAGACATTTGGCTGTTGTCGTTTTGTATATAATCAAACCCTTGCGTACAGAAAAGATGCTTATGAAAAAGAAAAAAAGTCTGTCAGTAAAACAGATTGTAATAATTATTGCAATAGAGAGCTGAAAAAAGCTTATGAATGGCTAAAAGAAGTAGATAAATTTGCTTTAACAAATGCAATTTATAATATGGATAGTGCTTATCAAAAGTTTTTCAAAGAACATGCAGGTTATCCAAAGTTTAAGAGTAAGCACAGTAATCGTAAATCATATACAACCAATTTTACAAATGGGAATATAACTGTAGATTTTGATAGAGGAAGAATAAAGCTGCCAAAATTAAAAAGGGTAAAAATAAAATTACATAGAAAATTTTCAGGTCGGATAAAAACAGCAACTATATCTAAGGTACCAAGTGGCAAGTACTATGTGTCTGTTCTTGTAGAAACTGAACATAGTCCACTTGTAAAGACAAACGGACAAATAGGATTGGATTTAGGAATAAAAGATTTATGTATCACATCAGATGGGAAGAAATATGAAAATCCGAAGACAATTAAAAAATATGAGAAAAAGCTTACAAAATTACAAAGACAATTAGCAAATAAAACAAAGGGGAGTAGGAACTATCAGAAAAAAAGGAAACAAATAGCACTATGCCATGAGAAAATAGCTAATACAAGAAAAGATTATCTGCATAAGATTTCAAGCGAAATTATAAACGAAAACCAAGTGATAGTTTCGGAAAACTTACAGATAAAAAATATGGTGAAAAATCATAATTTAGCGAAAACTATAAGCGATGTATCGTGGTATGAGCTGACAAGACAACTGGAATATAAGTCAAAATGGAATGGTAGAAATTATATTAAGATAGATACATAGTGTGAAAGAAAGTAGAGGTAAGCCGTAAACCGGCGCACTTAAATAAGCTGTCTTAAGTAGGCAACTTATTTGAGGATATAGATTTAGTAGATTGATCAAGAAGCTAAAGGTTCATCAGGAGGAAGCAGTCCTTCCTTTTGTAAAAGTTTTTTGGCTTGCTTGATAGCCTTAGCCTTCTGTTTTTCAGCTAAAGGTGCAGGCATATCGATTTTGTAAAGATCGCTTGGATTCCATACCTCTCCGGTAGACAGCATCCGGTAGATGGCTATAAGAATCATACGGGCAATGGCAATAACAGCTCTTTTCTTGCCACGGCGTTTAACAAGGGATTCATATTTCGTTTTGTAGTAAGGAGACTTGTCAGATTTCACGGCTGCATGAGCACACTGTACTAATGCAGGTTTGAGGTAGACACCGGCACGTGTAATACGGACAGATTTCTTCTTACCGGCAGATTCATTGTTGCTGGGGGTAAGACCTGCCCAACAACATAAGCGTTTAGAATTACAAAACTGAGACATATCAATACCAATTTCGGAGATGATAGTAATTGCACTATCACGTTTGACACCCGGAATGGTAGTTAGTAACCGGATAGCTTTATCATAATCAGGATCGGAAGAAATCAAAGATTCAATCTGTTTATCTATATCATTGATTTCAGCTGTGATATAATCCATATGTGCGCGAATTAGGCGCATACGATATTTCTGGGCATCAGTCATCTGATATCCTTCGATAGATTCAATCACAGCGTCTTCTTTGGATTTGAGGCTCTTAAGAAGTTTTGAAGCGATTTCTTCATGGTTAATCGTAGTACCTGATTGTTCAAGCAGATAATCGATAATGGATGAGGATGACTTCCCAAAGATATCGGATACAACAGAATCTAATGCGATATTACAAACAGTAAGAGCATTCTGATATCTATTCTTTTCACTTGAACGGCAAGAAACAAGCTTGTAACGATATCTTGTGTATTCTCTAAGAATACGGATCAACCTACAAGGAATGTAGCTGCTTTTCACAAGTCCCAGTCGGAATAAGTCTCCAATCCATTTAGAATCTTTGGTATCGTCCTTGTTACCCTTAACAGCTTTAACCCATTTGGGATTAGCAATGGTAACGTTGATTTGATCTTCGAGAAGATTAAAGACAGGAACCCAGTATTTACCTGTGGATTCCATACAGACATCATGGCATTCATTTTCAAGAAGCCACGATTTAAAGTCTAAAATAGAATTGTTGAAGGTAGAGAATCGCTTCTTTTGATAAGAAGGTTCAATACCGGCGGTAGTTTTGATGATTGTGGCAACAAGAAAAGATTTGTGAACATCGACACCACAACAGGTTTGATAAGTAACTTTCATAGTGTAACTCCTTTCGTAAAAGATAAGAAGCCATTGACTGAACTGCCACACAATAAAACAAAGAGCTTTAACAATTCTTAGTGTACGGATTCATGATACCACTTATTTGTGCTTGAAAAGACAGAACTTACACTGATTTTTATGCTGTCTAAAACAGAGAAAGTTTTTACAACTTTACCTCCCGTGCTTTGTAGTATAGCTTCTTGTTATATATTTTAAATCACAGAGTTGAGATGTAAAACACTTTCATTACTATTTGTGCCGCGGCTTGCCCGCGGAATGGAGATTTTTATGCAAGTAGCCAGCTATGTTTTAGTTGTGGATATAAAAATACAAATGTAAAAGATCTAAAAGTAAGAGATTGGATGTGTCCTTTCTGCAATACAAAACACGATAGAGATATCAATGCGGCAAAAAATATATTGGCAGAAGGATTAAGACAAGTAGTATAAGAAAAAACAATAGGGCAGGGACTGCCCGAATTAACGCCTGTGGAGATAGTAGGTTGCGAGGTCAGCGAAGCAGGAAGCTCATAGATTTTAGACTATGGGTAGTTCACTTGGCGATATAGGTGACTTATGATAGCAAATATTTACATGATAGCAGCTATTACTGGCAAGTCAAGAGCAATAGGATATAAAGGAGATTTAATCTACCACCTAAAAGATGACCTTAAATATTTTAAGGAAACAACACTAGGACATACTATTGTTTGTGGGAGAAAAACATATTTGAGTTTACCAAAAAGACCTCTACCAGAAAGAACAAATATAATTCTCACTAGAGGGGATTGTGAATTTGATGGGGCTTTAATACTCCATTCTAAAAAAGAAGTGATTGAGTATGCTCTATCTCACCCAGATGAGAAGATATTCATTTGTGGTGGGGACAATGTTTATAGACAGTTTATGGATATTGCTAGTAAATTATACATTACAGAAATAGATGAAGACAAAACAATTGAAGCAGACAGCTTCTTCCCCAAGATAGATTCCTCTATTTGGGGAGTTAAATCAAGTTCCAATTACCTAATATCTGATGAGGGTACTAGATATAGGTTCTTGGTTTATGAGAGAATTAATTAAGGAGAGAAAAATTATGGCAAAGAAAACAATTAAATCATCAACAGCCAAGGGAAGGCTAGAAAGAATTGGAGAAGAACTAATATTCCAGGAACTAGATAAGAATGGGAACATAATCAATGAGATTTCTGTTATAGATTTCGTAGACGATTACATAGGAGAATATGGTGTTTCTATGACAATTGGTTTTGATAAAGAATTCTAAAAAAGATAACAAGTAATATACAATATATTTTGAGGGTGATAGTTAAGGCTATCACCCTCTTTAGTTATGAGAAAAAATTATGGGAGAAGAATTTATGGAGAAAAAAGAGATTATAAATCTCATGCTTGGAAAACTCAATAGAGAGAGGTCGGAGTCATGGGAAGATATATCAAAGGCTACTGGTCTTAATTTTGCACCAGACCACCTAAGAAAGATGTCATATGGGGTCAAATTATATGATGAGTACCTTGAAGAAGAAGGCAGAAAGAATAGACAAGGAAAAGATGTAGAAGATATTGAAGAAAAGCTTTTAGAGTTAAAGAAAACTAGAAAGCAGATACAAGATGAAAGAACTTTAGCTAATAAACAGATTAGGGCTTTAGCAAGAGTTGAAGATTTTGTCAATATAATGAGAGATGAGTTAGAGCTTTTGGCTTATGAAAAGCCTTTAGAGATAGCTAAATCAACAGATATAAAAGAAAATGAGAATGTAGGTATCTTGCTATTATCTGATATACATTATGGTATAGGCATTGACTCACCTATAAATAAATATAACCCAGATATAGCCAGAGAAAGAATGAATCAGGTGATAAATGATGTTTTGAGATATTGTAATCTACACAAAATCAACCACTTGTATATTTTTGAATTAGGAGATACAATATCGGGTCATATACACAACAATCTAAGGTTAGAGAATAGAATTAATGTAGCAGGACAAGTTATAGGTGCTTCTGAAATGCTATCCACTACTCTATTTGAACTAGCTAAGAAGATAGACAAGATAACTTTTACTATGGTAGAGGGTAATCACGATAGAATGCTACCTAAGAAAGATGATAACTTAAATGAGGATAGCTTCTCTGCTCTAGTGCAAGAATTGATTATACAAAGGACTAAGAACATAACGAACTTAACTATAATTCCAGCAGTTGGGCAAACGCTTTCCCCAGTAACTATAAAGGGTTACACTTGCGTTGGAGTTCATGGAGATAAAGATAAACCTCAAACAGTAGTTGAAGGTCTAACAGCTTTAACTGGCAATGTTCCAGATTATGTATTTATGGGACATTTTCACAATGCCAATGAATTTACCGTAAATCAATCAGAGGTTTTGGTTAATGGGTCATTTAGTGGTACTGATGAGTATGCTTACAACATCAGGAAGAACTCAAAGCCTATTCAGAAGTTCTTAGTTTTCAATGAAGATGGAAGACTGTGTACTTATAATATAAATCTTATGAATAAATCTAATTAATATAAATGTTGGGCTTATGCCCTTCATCCTAAGAGTATCAAGGTTTGGTGCTTTTAGGATGCTATCCAAGCTCTGTTTGGGTAGTTACATAATTTTTTCTCCCCTATGTGATGATGGGGAGTTATCCACTCCCCTATTTGCATAGAAAGGAAGTGAGAAAATGAAACAACAATCAAGAGATAAAATAAATCCAGACTATTCCTCAATCACAAGATGTGGTGCTTGCAAGGAAGATAAGATAATGGCTGAATTTTACTGGACTAACAATAGCCTTTACAATTCAGACGGATACTTCCCTATTTGCAAGACTTGTCTAATCAGTAGATATAGGGAATTAATAGTCATGTATGAAGGAGATTATATCCTTGCATTAATGCACTTATGTTTGAATTTCGACTTTCCGTTCTATATAGACCTTGCTAGAGAGATAATTTCTAGTAAAGACCCAGACTTGACATTACAAAACTATATGGATGGGATAATGAATAAAGTCGGAAGAAAGGGAGCATTTTCCAACAAAAAAGACACAGTTGAGTCCATAACTAAGCTTATGGAAAGAGGTGGTCTTATGAGTGCAGGAATTGATGATGAAATAAGTAAATTCAAAGTTACAAAAGATGTTATAAAAAGATGGGGAGAAAAATATGATAAGGCTGATTTATACTTTTTGGAAAATCAGTACAATGAATTATTAGATACTTTCTCTGGGACTACTCCTATAGAGAAAAATCTTTATATGCACTACTCTTTAAATGAGTTAGCTATAAGGAAGGCAAGGGAAGCTGGAGACCAAAAGACAGTAAATGATATTACCAATATCCAGCAAAAGATTATGAATGACGCTAAATTAAAACCAACACAGGATAATTCTGCTCAATCAGATGAGGTATTGGTTGGAATGTTTATCAAGGGTATTACTGAAAATGCACCACTCATTACCAAAGATAGTAAATGGGTTGATACAGATGGTATTGGAGAATTAGTACAAAAAGAGATGATTTCTACTATGTACAAATCTTTAGGGGTGTTGAAATAATGGCTAAGAACAAACAAGAGTGGAATTTCCATTCTAAAACAAAAAAAAGAAGAACTATTCCTTCTAACAGAGAAACAGCCTATAAAAAATCTCTTAAAGAGTGGGTCATGTTTTGGAGAGAAAACCCCCATAGGTTCGCTCAAGATTATCTAGGAATCAGACTAAGATGGTTTCAGGAAATGATTATTTATGAGTTTGATAAGAATACCAATAGCGTTTTTATAGGAACAAGAGGGGTTGGAAAATCTTTCTTAACAGCAGTATTCGCCTGTTGTATGGCTATCCTCTACCCTAACTCAAATATAGTTATAGTTTGTGCTACAAAGAGTCAGGCTATGGAACTAATAAATACTAAGATTGAAAAAGAATTATGTGGTATGTCTGTAATGCTTAGAAAAGAAATTAAGGATTTTAAAGCGCCACAAGAAGAAAAGGTAGTTTTTTTTAAAAATGGTTCTACAATTTTAGCAACTAACGCAAGTGCGAATCGTAGAGGTAAGAGAGCTACTATACTTATAGTAGATGAAGCAGTCCAGGTTGAAAAGTTAATACTTGAAAAGGTTTGTATTCCATTCTTGAATAATACACCTCAATATAGTTATAGGAAAAATCCTAAGTGGAGCACCTATTCAGAATATGAGAATAAGACAATTTATCTGACATCTGCCTGGTTAAAAGCTCATTATTTTTATCAAGATTATTTTTGCAAGAATATTAAAGATATGATTAATGGAAAACCTTCATTCGTCATAAGTGTTCCTGTTGCCACCTCATTACGAGAGGGATTCATGAGCGAAGCAAGAGTTGAGGATTTAAGAGAAACAATGGATGCTGTAAGTTTTCTTATGGAAACAGAAGCAGTATTCTTTGGAGAAAATTCTAATGCTTTCTTTAAGCTTGATGAAATAGATAAGTGTAGAAGAATTACAGACGCATTTTACCCCCCAGACTCTACTCAATGGGTGGCAGAAAAAGATAAGAAAGTTAAATCTTGGGAAATCCCTAGAGTTAAGGATGAAATAAGAATCTTATCAGCCGATATAGCCCTACAAGCAGGCAAAATTAATGACAACTCTATTTACAGTCTTGTTAGGCTTATACCTAACGGAAAGACATGGAAGAAAGAATTGGTTTGTATGGAATCATATAATGGACTTCAAGCAGAGTTTCAGGCGTTAAGACTTAAACAGCTATTCTATGACTTTGGCTGCGACAGAATGATTATAGATGCTCATGGTGTTGGTATGACAGTATTTAATGAGTTAACAAAAGAAATTTATGACAATGAAAGAGGAATAACCTATCCAGCATGGACTTCGTATAATAGAGATGGCGATTGTGATTTTGGAGAATTAGATGACGATGGTGCCATAGCTTTAATGTATGCTATGAAGGCTTCTTTAGACTCAAATCACGAGATGGCAATTAAGCTAAAATCAGATTTTTTAAGTGAGAAATTCTTATTGCCAGACAATGAGATAAATATAAAAGAGTTACTTGGTAAGACCATAGGGTTAGCTTCTCTATCTGGAGAAGAACAAGCAAAACTCTTATTACCATTCACTCAAACTACTCTACTTGTTGGGGAGTTAGTAAATCTTGATTATGATGTACTGAATGGTAAGATTAAGATTAAAGAAAAGAATACAGCAAGAAAAGATAGATATTCGAGCGTTGCATACGCTAATTATCTATGCGAACAAATTATAGAGGAAAAAAGGAAATCAGAGAAAAAAGTAGATGAATTTATCTTTTTCTGTTAGAAAGGAAGTGAGAAAAATGGAAAACAAAGAAGTTGAAAAGACCGAAGATAAGGAAGTTGTAGACAGGTCTATATCAGATGAGCATATAATGTTTGCATCAAGAGTTATGGATTCTGCTGGAATAAGAAGTATTGAAAAAGCAAATAAGTCTTATTATAGACCATCAAATATTACTCCAGCACAGTTAAGTAGATTATTAAATAACCCATCTTCAAATGTAGACGCATTGCAAGATGTTTCTGTAAAGATGACTCAACTTAATGGTATGCTAAAAGAGTTTATAAACTACAAGTCCCTTATCTTGACACAAGACCATTACATCTACCCTACTGACAGTTTTAAATATAAAGATAAAGAATCTATATGGAAAGACGAGTTAAAGGTCGCTCAATACTTAGAAAGATATGGAATAAAGACTTTAAATAGATGGCTAACTAAAAGGCTATTGCAAAATGGTGAGGTGTACATCTACAAGAGAGAAACTAGAGATGGTATTTTGATACAAGAAATACCACAAAAGATATGTAAGATGTTGGTTTTAGATGAGTTTGGTATCTTTAGATATGGTGTTGATGTATCGAAGATAACAGATGATAAAATAGATTACTTCCCAGAAGAAATAATTAATGCAAGACAGCGATTCCAAACAGTAAGTGATAAGAAACAATTAAATGACTTTGTTGATAATTACTATATAGTTGGGGATAGCGGAGCTGGCTTTCAGTTAAATCAATGGGAAAGCAAAGGACTGCCTTATTATATCCACTTGTTTGCAGGATTAATGAACCTTGCAGACGCAGAAGCCTTAGATAACTTGAACAATAAGTTGGACAATTACAAATTACTACATCAAGAAATCGTAAAAGATAAAGATGGAAAAATGGTAATGGATAAAGATGTTATCTACACCTATCATCAGTCAATTAAGAGTGTTTTGCCAGAGGGTATTGCTGTTGTATCTACTCCTATGGACTTAAAGTCTATCCCATTGGGAGATAACAAGCTAAAGACCTATGAACACTCAAACAATATTAAGAAAACTGTATATGACAATGCGGGTATTTCAGATGACTTATTTAATGGTAATTCTAAGACCAATGAGTCTACTATCTTAAGTTCTATCATAGATACACTTGTTCCTATTGAAATACAGGGGCTTTTGGAAAAATGGTTTAATTATGAGCTTAGGCAAAAGTTCAAAAAAGGTGGTTGGAGAGTCAGATTTATTGAAACTTCCTACTATAATAAGCAAAAAGCCATACAGACAGAAAGAGAAAATCTTGCTGTTTATGGTTCTAAAAAGAAATACTTAGCAACGCAAGGATTTAGTCCATTGGAATCTCTTAACATTCTGTATAGTGAATCATTACTTGATTTAGAAGAATATATGAATCCAATGTTAACATCACATACAATTAGTAGTGGTGGTAGACCTTCAAATGCTGAAAATCCTAGTTCTGCCTCTATAAGTGAGCAAGGAGATTAGGAGGTTTTAAATGAAAATGTATGTAATATCTGAAAATCGTGAGGATATGATAAAAGCTGGATACAAGGAATTAATCAAGTATCCACAAGAAAAAAGAAAAACACTATATTTATTTTTAAATTTAGGAAAATACAACGAGCTTTCAGAAGAAACAAAAAAGAAATTAGTTTATACTAACAAGCTATTCCTGTAGGGTTATCCCCTACTTTTTTTATATTCAAAAACAATAATAAATTGGAGGTGCAGATTTTGAAAAAAAGAGCAAACATGAGTTGTCTATTTTCTCAATCTACAGAGCCAATCAGTTCAAATCTAGTACCTGTAAAGCTAACTTTACTGCATGATAACTTGAATAGAAACAGTTCAGACATAAACATGGACGCTATTAAGATGGCAGAACCTAGCTTAAAAAACAAACCAATCTTGGCTTATATAAGAAAAGATGAAAATGGTGAGTATGACTTTGCAGGACATGAAATTGAAATCACTCTTAGTGATGATGGCGTAAAGACTACATATCTTGAAAGACCTGTAGGAATTATCCCTGAATCAACTAAGGTGGGATATATTTCAAAAGATGGCAAGATATATACCACTTGTACTGGTTATATCTACAAGGATTATTCAAACGAAACACTTGAATTGATTGAAAAAACTAATGGTAAGTGTGTAAGTGTAGAACTTTCTGTTGAGGACGGACATATTGATATGGACTCAATATTCCACATTACTAAGTTTGATTATCTAGGAGTTACAATCTTGTCGGATGATGTAACACCTGGTATGGATGAAAATTGTAGAATTGAACTTTTTGGCAATCTTGAAGATTATCAAGAATTTATAGACAAGGCTAAGAATGATGTATTCTCTTTTGAGCAGGGAGGCGAAGAACCTGTTTCTGAACCAACAGAGCCGACTGTAGACCCAGACGAACCTGTGGTTGACCCAGTTGAACCTACTGTTGAGCCAGAAGAACCAAAAGGAGAACCGACTACAGAACCAACCGAACCTACAGTAACTTCGGAAGACCCTGTGGTAGAACCAGATGAGCCTGTAACAGACCCAGAGCTAATAGTGAATACAGGGCCAGACTACTCTATTTTCAATGAATTGTTCGATACAGAGATAAAGAGTCTTGATGAGTTAAAAGAAGTCTTTATTTCTACCCTACAAGAAATGAGAAATGAAATAGACTCTCTACAAGAATACAAAAAGGTTAATGAAGTAGCCAAGAGAGAAAATGAGGTTGCAGAATTAATGAGTAGATTCGCTATAGAAGATGAAGCTATTGAAGAATTAAAGGCTAAGGCTCTTAATTTTGAGATTGAGGTTTCTGACCTTGAAAAAGAATTGTATGTAATAGCTGGTAAGAGAGCTATGAGTAAAAAAGATAAGGTAAACTTCTCTTTCAATGGAATTAAATTGGAAGATGAAAAGAATAAAAACAATAAACAAGAAAATCTTTACAATGGATTGCTAGACGATATTCTTGGTTATAAATAATAAAATTTACGGAGGTAAACAATAATGGCATTAGTAAATATAACAAAAAATCCATTTTCTGAACCAATTTCAGTAAGATTCGCTGAAACTACTGCAACTGAAAATGGAGCGTTTGTTGCAATAACAAAAGATAAGAACGAAAAAGAAAGAGATGTATTTAAGGCTGGTAAGCTTGCTGCGAAAAATCTTGAAATCGCTGTAATCACAGAAACATTCCACCCTTATACTGCTCTCGAAAAGGAAGAAGATATAAAGATAGTTAAAGATGGTGTTTACAGAGCTATACCAGTAAAGCTTGGTGTAGAAATAGCTGTAGCAGAAGCATTTGTTGAGGGTGCTGTTGAGGTTGGAGATGCTGTTAAGCCAGTTGCTAATGGACATCAGGTAGAAAAGTCTGCTGATGGAACAGACGCTATTGGTTATGTAATTGGTAAGCCAGTTCTTAATGGGCAGAAGTCTGTTGAGATAAGGTTTATATAATTTAGTGAGGTGATATAGATATGAATACAGATTTAAAGACACTAGCATTAGATATTTATAAGAATAAAGTTAAGACTTTTACTAAAGAAGATGGCACAGTAATAGATGCAAATGACGCTCTAAGACAGTTGTTTGATGCAAAGACTGGTGGAGATAGAAGTTACAGAGCTTTTAATAAGATAAAGGATGAATTTTTTGAAATCCTAGAAGTCCTAATCACAGAAGGTACATCTACTATAAGTAGAGAAGTATTCAAGGATATAATGGTATTTAAGGATACTGCTTATGGTGAAAAGCCAGAGTTTATAGCTGAAACTCCAGAGCTATTTGATGTATCTGTTGTGGCTGCATCAAATGACAACATCAGAAGGGAAAGAGTGTTCAACAACCATATACCAACAGTTGCTTTCGATTTAGGACTTAAGACTTATACTGAATATGACGCTTTCATGCTTGGTAGAATAGACCTTAACGCTCTAATTGATAAGGTTATCGCTTCTTTCAATAAGAGAGTTGCTGAAAAGATAGGTGAAGTATTCTCTAAGGCTTATGACAATATTAGTGTTGCTGAACTTAAGGTTACTCACACTACTGTTGATGAAGCTAAGTTACTAGAATTATGCGAAAAGGTTGGCGAAGGTGCTGTTATCTATGGTTCTAAGCTTGCCCTTTCTAAGATACCTTCAATAGCTGCATACGCTGTTGATTCAGATGATGTAAGAAATGTTGGTTATGTTAGACAGTTCAAGGGTGTTAAGTGCGTTGAACTAGAAAACGTTTACAACAAGGACACTAAGTCATTCGCTATAGCTAACGATACTCTATTCGTTATCCCTAATGGCGATAAGATAATCTACGGTGGTTTTGAAGGCGATGCTTATGTTATAGACAACCTAGACAAGCCAACTGCTAGACTTGACAGACAGTTAGAATTGACTTATGTAAGAAGATTGCACTTAGGTATAGGTGTAACTAATAGATATGGTGCTTATAAGATAGCCTAATATTTAGTTTATACGGGGAGCGTTTTAGCTCCCCCTTTTATATAAAAGGTGAGGAGAGAAAATTATGGCAAAAATATTGAGAAAAGCAATTAAGAGTTCAACTAGTTCAAATCCTAAAAATGCTGAAATCAAAAGATGGTTAAATGAGAATGAGGATTTTATAACAGTTGAGCTGATAAACTTAACAACAGGGGTAGCTTGCTTCACAGACCCTAGAACAAGAGAAACTTTTGAGTGGAGTGCAAGTGGGGATACAAAAATCGTAAGTCTTAAAACTGTACTTTCAATGCTTAGTACATCTAAGGAAATGCTTAGGTCATTGTCTTTGGGAATTGTAACACTTTACAATACAGATGACGAGTATACTTTTGAGGAAATAATAGACACATTAGGATTAGATTTTGCCTATGCCCCATTTAATTATGATGTTACTAATATTGACGGACTAATTATAGACTCAAACTTAGATGAGTTTTCTGAATTTTGTGAGAAGCTATCTACAAGTATTCTCCTTTTAGTATTCTCAAGATACTTATATCTTAGAACTGAAGGAGAAGTAAACGACAGGAATAAAGAGAATATCCTTGCAGGGATAACTGGAAAAGGATATTTGTTTGAATAATACTAATATTTGAGGAGGTTTGCATGACAAAAGTAGAATGTATTTACGATATTTTTCTTTCTCAAATAGATGATGAATTATTTGCTTTGTTAAGACCAGAGGTCGCAAGACGAGAACTTCATAAATATTTAATTGGAGCAATCGCTAAATTCAAGACTTGTAAAAAGGATTTAACCATATTAGGATATGACTTCTCTGAAATGTACATTGATTTAGGAGAAAGTGAGATAGAAATACCAGAAAATCATTTAGAAGGCATTGAGGTTATAGGTGAGCAAACAGGAATAGAATATAAAAAAGGAATAGACTGGAATCTTAATACAAATAGAATTGAGTTTGAGATTCCAATGGCAGAACCTAGCAAGATATACTTCTATGATAATGGATATTTTGAAGCAGACTTGACTAATGAGGAAATATTTATTTTGGCAGAAGGAATGATTTTCTATTGGCTACATCCTAAGCTTAATAGAGAGGACAACCTTAGACAGATGGTAACAGATAGTGATTTTAAGAAATTATCTGGTGCTAATATGCTAGACAAGGTTATCAAGTTATATGAGAAGAACAAAAGAAGTTTTGAATTAGATGTTATTGACTATTCATATAATGGGTTTGGGGGTTTTAACTAATGACTTGTGGACTTCGCTATATGAATGACTACCAAAATAGAGTCCTTAGAAATAAAAAGCTAGAATCAATAAAAGATGTTGAGTTACAGAGGGCTAAAGATGGCTTTAGAAAATACTTAGAAACATCTGTTACAGCTAAGGAATTACAAGTAACAGACATTGATGAGGTTTGTATAACCAACAAGACTAAAACTGCCCTAATCGCCATCAATGATGTAGCGAATAATGATGAGACATCTCTTGATGAAAAGGAAATCTTTACAGAATTGGACTTAAATGTTGGAGTTGGCTGTTATGTAAGATTCGATAATTGCGACTGGCTAATAACATTTCAAGAGCATCAACCAGTAGGTGCAAAAAAACACTTCATAATGAGAAAGTGTAATAATTACTTCTCTATTAAATATGAAGGTGAGATTTACAAGATACCAACATCAGTTGAAAACTTAACTATGTATTCGGATGGTGTTGCAGATGGTCTGTTTATGTCTCACATGGACTCAAAAAAACAGATATGGTATGGTTCTAATCCTATAACAAGAAGTATAGGTGAAGGATTTAGGGTCTTATTGACCCACAGAACTGCATTTAGAATCACTCATATAAATGATTTTGAATACAATGGATTGATTAAATCTCTAGTTTTACAGACAGCTATCATTAATGGTGATGACTCCTCTACTCTACTAGCTAATAATGAAAAATACTACAACAGTAGATATGTTGATGATAACGAAGAATCACCAAAAATTCCTCTTGATAAGATTCAAGGAGAAACAAAAATTACTCTTGGTGAGGAAATAGAATACACAATTAAGTTATCAAGCAAACACCAAACTGCTAGATGGGAAATTGAAAATAAAGACGCATTTACTTTGGTATCACAAACAGAATCAAATATTGTTATTAGAGGTTCATTCGACTTTAAGCTTATAGGACAGAAGATGAAAATAAGTGTCTATGACTTTACCTCTAATGAGTTGATTGATGAGATTACAGTTACATTGAGGAGGTAGACATGGCACTAATAGGATATGCAAACAAAGTTACCGCCGATATTTACTCAAAGTTAATGAGTGATGAGGACATAGTCAAACTTCTCTATTACAACAATGTATTGGATACTGATATTAAGGAATTACCAACTGTAAAGAACCCAGTCAAAGAGTTAAAAAAGAAAGTCTTTATGAACAGAAGAATCGAACAGTTGCAAAGAGAATCAGATATTATGGTAAGCGTAAGTGTTTACAGTAAAGAAAATTGGAAGGAAATGGGACACTCTCATGACAAGACCTTAAAGAATATCATTGAAATTGGTGTCTGTGGGCATCAGGCTTGTGATAACACAGTTAATGGGTCAAGAGTGTTAGCAGTAATTGAGTTGGTTATAGGACTCCTAACTGGTTTAGGGGTTGAGAGCATAGGACAGGTCAATTTCTTAAATATGTATAAGACAAAAGATTTGCCGATTGAATACAATGGTTACTTAATGTATTTTAGAACAGATAACATCAATAGAGGTGAATAATGTTAGAAAATAGATTGGTAGCAGGATTAGATATAGATTTATCAACATACGATTTAGGAATGATTAAACAACCAACTGTTAGACAATTAGTAGAACTTCCATTTGGAGATTCTGATATGCTCTCCCCATTTATAATGATTGAACAATACTTCAATCAAATATATGATACTCTTGATAACAACGAAGATTTGATGAATTTTTCCAGGATTGACTGCCTAAATCCCCTTGAACAGATGTCGAGAGGGATAATTGCAGAAGAATATGAGAAAGACAAGCAAATATATTACAATGATGTTTACATAGATAGAAAAAAAAGATATAGTTTTTTCGATATTTATTTTACAATGCTTATGCTCTTTTTTGATTGTAGTGAGAAAGATATTACCATTGGAGTCGAGGACTCTCATACTATTATAGTTATTAAGGATAAGGCTATAATCAATAGGGACAATATAGCAATTTTAAACAAAATCATACTAAGGTTTTTTGATATAGATGTAAAGACTTTATCCGAAACAGAAGATGACCCTTGGGAAGAGCAAACTGGTAGTGATAGAGAAAAAGAATTGATAAAGAAATTCAAAGAGAAAGAACAAAAAAGACGAGAAAAGAACACTATGCACTTATGCGACTATATTAATATCGTAGTTCATCATGATAATAGGAATTACGCAGATGTATTGGATTGGACTTATTACCAATTAATCTCTACTGTCAAAATAGGAAGATTAAAAGATAACTCTGATATTGGTATAAAGGTTATAACAACTGGTATGAGTGGACTCTCTTTAGAGGATATAGTGGACTGGCAAAAAGAATCTAAGTTAGATATAGACAACTCTATTTATTAGGGTTGTTTTTTATATAAAAATTTACAAAAGAAAGAGGTAATAATAATGAAATTTGCAATAAAAGACGCTGCGAATATATTAATGATTAATGCTATTACAAAGAAGCCTTTCCTATATTCAGAAGATGCAAATACTTTTGAATTAAAGATTTCTGCTGATTCAGTTTATGCAAAGGCAAAAGGAGCTAAGTCAATCGCATTTGCTGGTGAGGAAACTGCTGAATTGAAGATGGAGTTTGAAGTTATTCAGTTTAAGCATTTGGCAATAATGGCTTCTAGTGATGTAGAAACTGCTGAAAGACACAAAGTAGGTTTGGTTAAGAAGGTTACTGCTGGTGCTGATAAGAAGGCTAAGCTTATAAAAATCAAGGCAGTAGAAGGCTCTATAAGTGCATTCAAGCTAGACCCTACTGACGGACAGGAAATTGTTGGTAAGGAACTTAAGCTAACAGCTAGTGTTGTTGGTGATGATACTGAAATAGACTTCACTACTGACGAAACTGTTAAGGAAAATGACCTTATCCTTGTATATTACATGGAAGAAAAAGCAAAGATTAAGATGATTAAGCTTTCTACTAAGGATATCGCTCCTAACTTTAAGATAGAAGCTGATGTTGCTGCTAAGAGTTATGAAGGTAAGATGATGGCACTTCACCTAAGCATACCTAATGCAAAGGCTAAGAAGAATGTTGAGTTGACTCTATCTACTGATAACCCTTCTAAGTTCCCTATGGAACTAGACCTATTCCCAGATACAAATGGTGAATATGGTGTGTTGACATTCATAGATGACTCAAACGCAAGTATATCTTCTCTAGTTTCACAGCTAGACCCTAGCATTAAGCTAAAGAAGTAGTTTAACAATATAATGACCCCTACCCTTTTTTGGGTAGGGTAATTTTTTTTGATGTTCTTGAACTTTTATTCGGATTTCTGATAAGAGTTCAGAGATTGGAATAAGATTTCAAAGCGAGGTGATGTAGATGATATTCCATTCTGACGAATTTATTTTTGACGGAAGAAACTCAAAAACAGAAGGTATTGCCCTGGTAAACACAACAGATAGTGAAATACTAATGGACTATGGCATTCCTTTTTCAAATAAATTGAGAGCTGAAAGTTCTTTTGGGGGCAATCCTTTTTATGTACGAGAGGACTCTACCCCAGAGCCTATAAGTATAGAGTTTTGTTTATTAGAAGATGAATATATTGGGGCTGTTTGGACAGAAGATTGGGAAGAAAGAATTTTAGCGTGGTTGGTGCAGGATAAGTTTTGTGAGTTCCAATCTTATGATTATCCAGATTTGTACTTTTACTTTATGGCAACTAAGGTAACAAAGAAAAGAAACCACCAGTTGAGAGGTATCTTAGAGATAGAGTTTCAACCTTATTATAAACATCCTATTAGGAAAGTTAGAAAAAAAATCAATGTTGTAGAAGAAGCAATCATCACTATAAATAACACTTCCCTAAGCAAGAAGTACAACTACCCTATTATTAAGATTAGAGCCACCAAAGATGGGGACTTAACCATAAATAATAAGTCAATACAAGGGTCTAGTCCATTGAAGATTACAGGGCTAAAAGAAGGTCAAGAAGTCATCATAGATAATGCCATGTATATTGTAACGGATACAGAAGGCAACAATCTATTCCATATGGTTAACAGGAATTGGTTAGGAATCAAGCATGGGAAGAATGATATTCAAATTACTGGAAATGCAAAAGTTGAGATTCAATGTAATTTAGAAATTAGAGTTTAAATTAAAGGAGAAAAATTATGGAAAAAGTTAAGTTAAGCAAATTAAACAAGGTCGAAGAATATAAGGCGATTATACCAGTCGTGGGTGCAGAAGAAACAGAATATGTTTACATATTAAATCCTAATGTTGAGAATATAGAAGTTGTATTTAATCATTTTAATGAAGTATTAGATGGTAAAGAAGAAGATGAAAAAGAAGTATTCAAACTACTACTTGATAACTTCACAAACATAGAAGTAGATGACGATATTGTTCTTGACACTAAAGATATAGTTTTATCAGAGGTTATATTGCACCTAACTATAATATGGAATCAATGCTTGAATATGTATAACTTATTATTTATCAATGAACAGATTGAGAATAACTTAGAAAGAAATAAGGCAGAGATGGAAAACATATTAGCTGATATGGAAAAAGATGAGGTAGAAGAATCGCCAGCTAAAACAAAATAGGTAGGGTGATATAAATGGTTTTCGATTCTATCGAAGCTTGCGAAGCACACATAAGGAAGTGCATGGAACAAACAGCTCGCTTTATGGCAACAGAGGGAAAGAAAGAAGGAAAAAGGATACTAACTTCACAGGTTGATGGGATAACAGGACAGCTATTTAATGCAGTCAATATTTTGGCAGCATCCTCATCATTAATTGAGGTTGGTATAGAAAATACTGGTAGTCCAGCTTTAGGGTCATGGCAATCAATCCTTATAGCAGGGAGACCGCCCTTCTTCCCTATGGATGGTCTTGAAACTGGTGGAACATGGTATGGTTCAAAAGGTGGACACAAAAAGACTCACATTATGGCAGAATGGAACGCTTGGGCTGGGAGTCAATGGAAAAACTTATTCCTATCTAAAATGCAATCTCTAGGTGTTCCAATAAGTTAATAAGGTGGTGATTATTTGTCAGAATATAGAATTAGGTCTAGCTTAGACCTTAGTACGGAAGAAGCAAAGGCTAAACTGAAAGCCTTAGAAAAAGGAAATTTAAAGAAAAAATTAGAACTTGATGTTGGTGATGCCGACAAAAATTATGATAAACAACAAAAAAAGAGGACTAAATCTGAAAAAGATGCTGTTAGGGAAGTGAATAAGTCGCAAACCAAGGCTTTAGACGACCTACACAGAAAAAGATTAAAGCAAGAAGCTGAATATCAAAACGCTGTTACCAAAGCAGAAAAAGAAAGTGCATTAGAAAAGCTTAGGGCAACAGAAAGAAGTATTAAAGCAGAAGGTGATAGACTAAAACAAAAAGGAAAAAGTTATGCTAGTTATGTAAAGGCTCTTAATCGTGGTTTTAATTTTGATAAAGATACAAGGTCTTTAGCTAAAGGGTTTGCTAAAGCAGAACAGTCTGCTCAAAAGATAGCAAAAACAATTGATACTTTTGAGAATCCCTTTGCAAAATCATTTCAAGCTAATGCCAACAAAATAAACGATAAAATATTAAGAGATATCAACAAGGGAGCGATGACTTCTTCTAATCTTAGGGATAACGAAAGAAGAATCAATGCTCTCTCTGACTATGTAAATCAAATAGTTAAGCTAGATAAAATAGAAGGAAAAACTAGAACAAGATATTCTAAGGTTGAAGATAAGTTAGGAGGCATGTCTAATCTTGTTACACAAGAAAGAGCTGATTCCATAGTATCCAACCTATCTGACAAACTTAAATCTGCAAAACACTCAACTGTAGAGGGAACTACAAAAGCATTAAGGTTATTTAATACAGAGTTAGGAAATACTGAAGTCAAAGCAAGAGGATTAGGAAAACTTGATAACTTAATTAATAGATTGTCGGTTTTTGAAACAAATCTCAAGCCTAAACAGATAAATAAGTATAGGCAAGCCATGGTTGACCTATCTAATGCCAAAGATATTGGTTCTAGTGATTATATGGGTAGACTTAAGGCTTTAAATACCCAAATGACAGTTGCAAGCAGATATAGAAGTTCTGTTGACAGATTTAAGAATGACTTTAAAAGTTCCTTCTTAGGAACATCTGTAGGGTATCTAGCAGGGGCAGCCTTAAGACACAGTTTAGGGGCTATGGTTCAGACCTATAAAGACTTAGACGCTTCTATGACTAATGTTAAAAAGGTTGCAGACGCTTCTGATGTAAGAACTAAAAAGCAATTAAAGGATATTCAGAAGTGGGCTATATCAACTGGTAAACAGGTTGGTATGAGTTCCTCTGACCTACAAAACTCTTTAGCAACATCTATACAGTCTGGTATGGGGGATATGAAATCATCACAATTGGTCGCAAGAAAAGCTATGATACTTGCCAATGTTGGTGATATGAACAAAGATGATGCGACTAAGGCAGTCAACACTTTGGTTAAAGCTTTTGGATTGACACCTCTTGCCAAGGTAAGAAAAGGTGTTCATGGAATTACCAAGGAAACAAACCAGTTATCTGATGCTTTAGATAAGATAAATTATGCGGGTAGACTATAATGCTCGCTTTAAACCTCTTTAATTGCTGGGAACTCTTTCTATTAAAAAAGACAATCAGCAGGGAAGATTCAATTGATACTAAAATTAATTGGATAACCTTCAACGACTAACGAAAGTATAACAAGAGAGAAAGACTCTTGTGAATAAACGAGTAGAGTACATTCAAGCGAATGGAAACAGGAGGGTTTGGTGTTATGGTAAAAGTGATACCAAACAAGATATAGTCTGGTCTTATATGTGAATATAAGCAGTATTGATTTACGATTAAGAATTAGCGACTCTTAATGAACACAAACGAACAACTATGCCATTTCATCTGCAGGTGTCGCAGAAGCAATTCAGAATGGTGGTACAGTATTAGCAAACTATGGTGTTAGCTTAGCAGACTCAATCGGTCTGATTACAGCAGCTAATGAACCACTACAAGACCCTAAAAAGGTTGGTAATGGTTTAAAGTCTATTGCAATCAACTTCGCTGGTTTAAGTGCAAGTGCTAAAAATGGGTCTTTAGTCTTAAATAAGACAGCTAAAGCCTTAAAAGGTATAGCTGGAATTGATGTTTATAAAGACAAAACTAAAGGTCAACTAAAGAGTATGGTTCAGCTTTTAGATGAACTGCACCCTAAATGGGGTCAATTAACAGATGACCAGAGGGCAGCTTTATCAGAAGCTATTGCAGGAAAACATAGAGCGAATGTATTCCAAGCCTTGATGAGTAACTATGAGCAATTCAAAAAAATAAGAAGTGAATTTGCTAATGGAGATGATTTTAATTCAGCAGAAATAGAAAATGCAAAGTATGTAGATTCTATTGCTGGTAAGATAAATAAACTTAAAGAAACTATGACTTCTGTCGGTACTACATTAATCAATACAGACATGGTTAAGGGCTTCCTTAATGGACTGATTGGTTTAGGAGAAGGAATAGAGAAAGTAATTACATGGGCTGATAAAGCTAACATATCATTGCCTTTACTATTGGCAAGTATGAGTGGAATCCATGGGCTGGTTAAAGGTCTAGGAACTCCTATAAAAGAATATGATGAGCTACTGTATGGCAGTAAAAGTTCTTCTGGTAAAAAAGTAAAAGATTCATTCTGGGGCAGAGTGTCTGACTATGCAAATAGAGGGGTAAAACCTGTTGAGGACTCCTCTCCTACTTCAACTAAAACTAGAAGAAAAGCATCTGACTCTAAAAAGATAGATTTCTCTAATGCTTCTGTTATTGACATGACAAGCAAGAAACAAGAAGGTCTAAATGAGAAGTTAAAAACAGGTGTAAAACTTAATAACAAGCACGCAGAGTCTACAGAGAATAATACCAAAACTAGAAGAAAAGGTATTAGGTCTATAGAAGAATCCATTGTAGCATTTAAGACTACTGGGCAAGAACTTGATACTAGTAAGTCTAAAATAAAAACAGCAGGAGCAGCCTTTAAGGAACTAGGTAAATCTTTTGCAGGAGCTATTAGTGGTGCATTACTTGGTACAGCAGTAATGGGCGTTGCTTCAATAGCTATCAGTAAAGGTATTGAATTAGGGTCAAAAGCATGGAATAATTATGCTCATGGCATAGAAAATGCAAAGAATAAAGCTATTGAGCATAGAGATTCTCTAATAGCAGAAGGTAAAGTTATACAGCAAAATTCTGCTTTTGTTAAAGAAAACGCAAAAGACATTGACACTATTGCAAGAAAGCAAAGAGAATATGCTAAATTAGACCAATCTAAGATGTCTGCCGAACAATTGGCTGATATGCAAAAAGTCAATCAAATGGCTCAAAAACTAGCAGAGATATTCCCTACTCTAGTATCTGGCTATGATAAAAATGGAAACCCTCTACTATCATTGTCTACAGATGCTGACTCATTAATAAAGAAATTAGAGTCTGCCGAAAACAAGAAGAAGAGACTTATCGAAGCTGATAACAGAACTATTTTCTCTAAAAACTCTGACTTGATGAGAAAAGGAGAAAAAGCTGGTTATCAAGGTGGAGTGCTAAAACAAATAGCAGATGCAAGTAAAGGCTTTGAGTATAAAGGTCTGTTAGATGGTGTATCAGGACAAAAAATTAGATATGCTTCTAGGGCTGAACAAGCTTTTAGAGAAGCGTCAAGACACACAGATAATCTCGTAGAGATAAGGAAGAATTATAAGAAGAACTATGATGCCTTAGAGAACACAGTTAATAGCAGTCTACAAAAATGGAATAGCTATACACAGAAATACGATAAGGCTAATGGACAGAATACAGAATTTGCACAAAGACTATTACCAGATAAGAGAGCCTTTAAGTCTTTGAAAGAGGATAGCAAAGAAGCGATTGCCGACCTTAGTTCTTTAATGCAATGGGGTAAATCAACAAATGTTGATAGAGATATTAGTCAATTAATATCTTTGGGTAGTAAAGCTAGTCCAGAAAAACTTAGAGCATATGGTAAAGAATTACAAAAACTAAATGACATCTACAGAACTGATAAAGACTATAAAGCTTATTCACAAGGTGTTGACAAGTTGGCTGAAAAGTTAGCTAGAGCTGGTGGTGGTGCTGCTAAAAATTGGGCTGAAAAGCTAAAAGATATTCAGAGAGGTTATTCTTCTTTTGAGGAACAACAAGAAACTGAATACATGAAGAGACATGGTGCTAAACCATCTGATTTTGAGTTTGGTACAGATGCACAGGCTGCTTTTGCTGATAAAACACTTCAAACATTCAGAGCTTTAAAAGAAGCTATGGATGGCATAATGAACGCAGGTAGCAGAGATGATGTCCTTGCCAACTGGGAGCAAATGGCTAAGAATGAATCTTTGCCAAGCTATCTTAGAAATGTTGGTAAAGAGTTAAGCAAAACTGGAAATGCTTCTCAATCTGCCCAAAAGGGTGTCTCAAAGGTTTTAAATGCTCTACAGAATGCAAACACCTCTAATGCAGGAGAGCGTAACAAGGTATCTCAATTCTTTAAAGACTTATCAAAGTGGGATGGAAAAAGTGATATAAAGCTTAATAATGGGGATATTGTTAAAGCCAATGAATTGTTGTCTATGTACAACAACAATATCCAGAAAGCAAGAGAGTCTGGAAAGATTGGTTTGAAGGATGTCATAGATGAAGGTAGACTTCAAGCTCACCTTAATAGCATTGATGAGTTCTATAAGAATCAAAAGATAGAAATACCTATTGATGTTAAACTTAAGCTTGCAGAAGAAGGACTAACAGACAACCAGTTAAAGGAGATTGAAGCTCAAGTCAAGGAATGGGGTCTAAAGGGCGATGAAGCCAACAAGTTCAGAGAAAATATGGCTCCTTTTGCAAAAACAAATAAGTCAAAAGAAGGAAAATTAAAGGACTACTCTAACTCTGATAAAGCAGTTAAAGATGTTATTGAGGGTGGTTTTACAAACCAAATAGACCAGATGTCTAAATACAACTCTCAAATTAAAAGCATGGCTGATAACTATGCAAAGCTGACTGGAAAAGGAAAAGAGTTTGCCAATACCCTAAATGAAAAAGACTGGACATCATGGATGAAACAGTTTGGTAGTTTAAACTCTGGACTACAAGGGTTGGTTAATAAGTATGGCATGGACACTAGTGGTATGAAAGCTATGCAGGATACCTATGGCATGGCTAAAGGCTTAGGGTTTGGTGATGAGAAGATAACAAAGACTATCGACTTTATCATTAATAAAGAAGGTATTGAAGCTTTTACACAAATACAGGCTTTATTAAACAGCATCCCAGACAAAAAGACTAAGTCTCTATTGTTCCAATTACTAGGTGGCGAAAAGGGTCATGAAGTTCTCCAACAGATGCTTATGATAGACCAGGCTATCCCAGACCAAAAGATAAAGTCTATAATAGTCAGTCTTATCTCAAATACAGATGCCTTTAAAAAGGGAGAAATACAGACTGCTGAACAGTTATGGAACGCTCTACCAGATAATGTTAAAAAGACTCTTACATTTGATGCTAATACAGGACAAATTACTAGTGCGATTGATAATGCTACAAAGGGAAAGAAAGCAACCGTACCTGTTGATGCAAATACCAACAATGCCAATAAGAAAATCAATGATGTAGGTAAGGGTAAGAAAGTTACTTTAAAAGTAGAGACAGAACCTAGTGCTCCTCCTGTAAAACCTCCAACATTCAGTACCTTTGCTCCGTCTAGTCCGAATATTGCAACTGGAGGGTCAGCAAACTTTAAGTTTAATATGCCTAAAATTCCAGACATCTCTGGTATGTTAAAGGGTAAAATTAAAGATTTTAATGTCCCTATTGGCTTTAAAGTATCTATTGGTGGAGCTTTAGCTATCATGGCGACAATTAAAAATGCAATAAATGGTGTAAAAGGCAAGTCAGTTTCGTTAAAAGCAACAGATAATGCGAGTGGTACTGCAAGAGGTGTGGCAGGTGCTGTCCGAAGTATACCAGGGTTTAGGTCTGTAACCCTTAGAGCAAATGATATGGCTAGTAGCATAATAAGTAGTGCTTTGGCTTTAGCAAACTCTTTTGGTGGTTTTAGGCAAATGATTCTTCAAACAGTTCATAAGACCGTATTTCAAACATCTAAAGCTACAGGTACTTGGGGAGTAGGTGTTGACTCTTCTGGAGTAGGACTGGGAGTAAGAAAACAATCTTTGGAGGAAACTAATAGTTCTAATACTCCTTTTAAAAGAGCCAAAACTACCCAATTAAACCCATTAATCGGTAAACCTATATCTTCTGCTGGTGTAACAAGTGTAAATGGAAACCCACTAGCAGTACCTCAATCTGGTAGTGGTGGTTCTCTAAGAGGACAGCCTGTAATAGATGATTATACAGCACAAGTCGAATCATTTAACTTAAAGGTATTGAACGGATACCTTTACAAGCAGATAACTTATGTTGATAGGCTCAAATTCTCTTTAAAAGATGTCGCTGACGGATTTAAGGAAAGTGTTGATATTCTAGCAGAGTTTGAAAGAGCTTTAACAAGAATTGAGCAGGCAACTAAGAAGATAGACCTAAAGCTACAAAGAGCTAGAGGGTCTCAAAGATTATCTTTACTTGACCTACAAAGACACCAGTTTAGAGAGTATAAGAGAAGGTTAAACAATGAGTTACCTACTGTTATACAAAAGAGGGATTGGGAAAGAAGTGAGTTAAGAAAAAAAGGCGTCCAGTTTGCGAAAGACGGAACTTTAACTGCAAATGGTTTTGCTATGAGGTTAAAGTGGAAAAAAGAAGAAGCTGAAATCGACAAGAAGCTTGAGAAAGCTAAGGATAAAGAGAAAAAGAAACTAGAAGAAAAGAAAAAGCTACTAGCTGATAATGTTAGATTACTAGAAGCCTATGAACAATCAGTCGATAAAATTGCTGATATAGACTATAAGATGGAAGAAATGGACATCAAGATAGAGAGCAATATTGACGAGAAGCAAAAGGTTGTTATCGAAGCATGGCATGAGAACTTTGACGCTGTAACCAAGATAATGGAAAACAGTATTCAAAGGCTATCTAACTCACTAGCAATTTTGGATATTAAGTTTAAGTATGCTTTTGGTTCTGATAGATTAAGTATTTTAGATGCACAAATTGGTAAGTACGAACAAATGCAATCCCAGTTACAAAGTAATATTAGTGCATTGAACAATCTAAAAGACAATCTAAAAACTCAACTATCTGGATATGGATTCCAGTTTAGTGGAGATGATATATCAAATTACCAAGAGGTTATAAATAAATTAAACAATACTTCTTCTCTATATAGTGAGATTAAGGGATTGGCAGAAAAGTATTTTGATATAACAGAAAATAGACTTCCTTCTATCGCTAAGGATTGGGAAGACTATAACTCTAAAATCAAAGACACTAACAAGACTAAGTTAGAAGATGCCAAGACTATTGAGGACAAGATAATATCTATGTTGAAGAAATCAACAGAAGATAGAATCAAGCTAATAGAAAAAGAAGTAGACGCAAGAAAAGAATTAATTGAAAAGAGGAAAGAAGAATTTAATGCAGCAAGGAAGGAAGCCGAGTATCAAGATGATATAGCTGAAAAGATGAAAGACCTGGACTCTCTTAGGAAGAAACTTGAGATTTACTCAAGAGATACTTCTCAAAAGGGACAAAAGGAATATCAGAAGCTACAAGATGAATATGATAAAAAGCAGAAAGACCTAAGAAAAGCAGTAGAAAACCACTCTGCTGAAGCTGTATTAAAGAGCTTTGATGATGATTCTAAGAGATTGGATAATCAGTTAAAGCAAGAAAAAGAAAAACAAGACAATCCTAATGAGGAAAACGAACTTAGACAGAAAGCCCTACAAGCAATTTCTACTGGTGTGGTAGATATAAATGGTACTATGGTTGACTTAAAGAAAGCTTTAATCGACTATATGAATCAGTATGAAGGTGGTTTAGGTTCTATGGGTGCTTATGACAAGGCTGAAATGCTTGCCAAGTTAGAGGACGCTAGAAATGTCCCTGGCAACTACTCTCATATCTTAGACAGGATTGGAATACAGGGAGATTTAAATACAGGATTTATCCAGTACGATAAGTTTAGAGAAATTGCTAACAAGACTAATGGAAACTCTGTAACTCAACACATTGGTTCGTTGGTTACTATAAATGGAAACATAACTGAAAGTTTTGAGAGCAAAGTATTGAAGATTGTACAGGAAGAAATGAGAAAGAACAACAAAAATATAATTGGGAACATGGGATAGGGCAACCTATCCCCTACCCTTTATATAAGGAAGTTGGTGATTTTTATAATAAATAGAAAAATACAACTAGACTCAAAAAAGATAGATTATACTGTAATCTTAAAAACAATTAGTGGGAAACCATTAGGTCAAATTCCACAAAATGCTATAAAAGAAATATCGAAGGATATTAACTCAATTTACACAATTAATTTAAAAATACCTAAATTTTATATGGATTTATTAACTTTCGAAGAAAAATCATATCCTTTATTTAAAGAAATAAAGAATGAAAGACAAATAGAGGTTAATAATTCGGAAGTATTCGTCATTAAATCTATAGAGGTAACTAATGATGAGTATTTAGAGGTAAAAGGAAAATCAAGGGAAGTTCGTCTAAAAGATATAGATATGGAGCTAGAAGATGTTGCTTATACTCTTGTAGATAAGAGTGATAAAAAAGACCAATTGTGTTTATCAGACCATCTTCAAGAGGAAACTGGGTGGACTATACAGGCTACAGATTTAGTTAGGTATGAGTTCCCTGCAGACCCTTACATAGATAGATATAAGAGGATACTGGTCAGCCTAAAGAAAAGGGCTGACATTGATGAATCGCACGAACAATATGCTTTAAAGACTAAACAGATTAGCGATTTAATTGAAAAAGATAAGAAAGAATTAAAAGAAGCTTTGGAAAAAGATATTGAGAAGAAATCAAGACAGCTACAAGAAGATGGGTTTGAGTTAATTAAGACTAGAATCTCTGAAAAGAAAGCAAAATTAGAAGAATTAATTACTAAGGTAGAAAAAATAGACACCCCTGCTCTTGATTTTGAAGATGAGTTTAATAAATTGAAAATTAAGCCTAAAGTCAGATATATTGAGAGTGTTAACAAAAAATGGCTAGATTTCTTAGAAAAGGATATTTGTGAGTCCTACGAGTGTTGCATTGACTACGATACAGCTAATAAAAGTGTCCTTTTATTTATGGAAGAAGAAATGGTAGACCATATTGGACTTTACCTCTCAAAAGATAATTATATTAAATCTCTTGAACAAGAATACGATACAGACAAATTAGTTACCAGATTAGTGGTCGAAGGCAATGAGGATATGGATATTATCAGTGCAACTTGTACTGGAGAGAAATATTTAGAAGACTACTCTTATTTTATGGATATAAATGAGATGTCAAATGAATTGAAAGACGCTCTTATTAAATACTATGATATGGTTGAGAAAAGAGAGCCTATTTGGAGATTATATGTTGATGAGATAAATCACAAAGAAAACCAAAAAGAACTTCTCTCTCATGACTTTATTGCAGTAGAATCAGCATTGTATAATCTGAATAACGAATTAGAATTGTACAGTCTACCACCTAAAGATAAAGAGATTGTTGCTAAGATAGTGGCTGCCATCACTCAACACCAAGACAAGAGAATAGAGATTAAAAATGCCATAGATAGATTAGAAGAATTGATTAAAAACCTCAAAAAAGCTAGAGATAACATAACAATTTTGTGTAAAAAACCTACCGCAACAGATGATAATGGACATCTAATCTTCACTCCTGCCCTACTTAATGAGTTAAAGGAGTACATTTATACAGAAACATACAAAAATCCTTCGTTTTTGACGGAATATATTGAAGATTTGATGGTTCTTTCTAAGAGAATCCTTAGAGATAAGAGCCATCCTACTAAAAAATGGGACATAGATGTTGCTAATTTCTTGAGCAGATTGACAAGTATTGATGGATTGAATTGGGTAGGTAACTTAGCTTTAGGAGATTTGATTATACTCTATGATAAAGACGAAAATGTAGAAGAATTTGTCTACTTCGTAGGATATACTCATAATGTTACAGATAATAGCTTAAAGATAAGACTGTCTAATAAGAAAACTGAAAAAGAAGATGGATTGACCATAGCTGATTATTTGACTTCTGCTAAAAACTCAATGAGAGATATAGAGTCAAAGAAATATTTATCTATGCAACAAAAATATAAAAGGTTAAATGTGCCTAGAGAATTTATAGCTAAGTACAACGAACCAAAAAAGAAAAGACCAAACGGAACAATAATTGATTAAAGGAGTGATAACATGATTCAAGACAATTCCCCAGCATTAGGTTGGGTTAGATTGGCAAATGGTGTAGTATCTTTTCATAACAAACTATACTTCATTCCTTCTGATTGTACTGTTAAAAAATATATCTATTGGAACTCCTCTACTCCAGACAGATTTGAATTTTCAGATACAATTTTAGAGGAAAATTCCAATAGATTTTTGGTTGTGATTAATGATAATGGGCAAAGTACCATATGTCATTCTAAGACAGAATACTTTAGCATCTCATTCAACTCTGAATCACAGACCAAGATTGAACAAAAGATACATGGTGTATTCAAAGAGTTTACAGATGAAAAAGGCAGAGTTAACAAGCAGTTCTCTAACATTATAGAGAAACACAATGAGATTTCTCAAACAGTTGGTGAGATACAAGAATCTCAAGGCAGTTTAGTCCAAAAAACAACTGTACTTGAACAGACTGCTGATGGAATAAGGCAAACTATTGAAAAGAATACCAGAGAATACAAGAATACGGAGTTTTCAGAAAAAGTTATTGCAACATATACTAATTTTATAGGTGAGTATGGGCAATTAAGCAATGTTTTTAATATGGTTAGTGCCGATAATAAGCTAGATATAGATGAGGAAAAACAGTTAAGGTTTAGGGTTGATAATTGCCAAAAAGCATATGAAGAACTTGTTGCCTTGTGGGAGAAAATGCCAGAAAATGCTTCTTTTTTAGGCAAAACTAAAGAAGATTTAACCAAGATATTGAGTGATTACAAGAAGGATATAGATATTCAAAAAAATGCACTTGATACCCTATTAACGGACATTGCGACCTCTGGAGATATAAATAACACAAATAGAACATCTATAGTAGGGTTCATTGGAAGCATAATAAACAAGTCCTCTTTACAGAAGAAGGGAATTACATCTATGTTCTCTGATGGGGAAGGCGGAAAATCTATTGATTTAATTAGTGAGTTAATCTTAAACAGTCAAGTGAGTGGGTTTGAATATGTAGAAAAGATAAATAATTTGACAACTAGGTATTCAAACTTAAAGGTATCTTTAGATAAGATTAATTCAGAGGTGTTTGACTCTCAAACAGGACAAAGTAAAATAGAACAAAAGGCTAATCAGATTCTTGCCGAAGTCAAAGGTAAAAATGACGCTTTAAGTTCAAGAATTGTACTTCTTGAGAATAGTATCAAAACTAAAGTTGGTACAGAACAGCTTAATTCGGCTATTGAACAGACAAATAAGAGGATAGTTTTTAAGTTCCACAATGAAGTACAGGATGATAAAGATGGAAGTACAAAAAATCTTGTAAGGGAATCTATAACAAAAGCTGGCAATAAAGAAGTTGTTGGTGGAAAAACATTCCAATATTACACAGATTATGGACACTCAAGAGATTCTTTTGAAACAAAAGAGGTTGATAATATAGTGTTTGATAAGAATGGATTGACTGTAAATAAAGGGTTTGTTGCAACTGACACCTTGACAGTTCCTTATGGACACTTCCCTTTAATCAAATTGTTTGGTGATGCAAACGAAAAATATTTTCCCTCAAATGCTTACCCATCTGTAGATGCAACCTTTAATAACAATTCAGGTTTTGGAGATAGAATCCGTCTAAAGTGGAGAAATGACTGTTACATATCAATTGGTGGTCGAGATGCTGGCTCGTTTAATGTTTATGTTCAAGACTACGAATATGGAGGAAGTACCCTATTTAATGTTAGCAATACAGGTATATTCTATAAAAGACATGGAATAGGATATATTATTAAAGAAGGAACAACCCCCGATGACCCCCAAGGAGTATCTATTGTTTTCCCAGGGTGGGGAAAATTAAGAATAAGGACATCCGGAGCAATGAGATTTGAATCTACAAATAAAGGTGATATAGCAGATGTGTTCCAATGGAATAATTAAATTAAGGAGAAAAGATTATGGATTTAGATAAAGATATATATTTACAGGTGGTACTGCAAAAAGTAAAGCAATTAGAAGAAGATAGTTTATTACTTAATGCTATGATTATACAAAAGAATCAAGAGATAGAAAAGCTAAACAATGAACTATCCGAATATAGAGTACTAAAAGATACACAGGATGAAAATAAAGAATAAGAGGTGGTTAAATGGCAAGTATAGATAAGATTTACCCTCTTACTATAGACTTATTAGAAACAAAACAAACTTCTCTACAAAAGAACATAATGTTTAACGAAGAAGATAGAAATACAGCCTTCATCAATGCAGAGATTAAGAATGGTGGAGAGATTGTAGACCTAACTGGTGTAACAGTACATTTAAATACTCTTGCTCCAGATGGTGAAATCAAACAAAAAGAATTGTCTGTTATTGACTTAGCTAAAGGAATAGTTAAATTGGAGTTTCAGAAGGATATATTGAGTTCTTCTGGACTCTTGAGATTCCAAGTCCAGTTCACCAAAGCAAGTAAAATCACAGTATCTCCATCTTACTTTATCAAAGTAGATGAAGCGAATGTTACAGACGAGGTTGTACAATCACAAGACTCCTTCCCTATTCTAACTCAAATGTTAAATAGAGTTGAGTCTGGGTTAAATACCCTGACTACTATAGCACAAAGTGAACAAAGCAGGGTTGATGGAGAAAAAGAAAGAGTTAAATCTTTTAGAGAGATGAAAGAAAATATCTCTACTGAACTACTGAAGATTGATACAAAAATTTCCAACTCAACAGAGTTAGGTATGGAAAGATTGAAGCAAGACCTAAATACAACAGTAGAGACTAAATTAAATCAAAAAGCGTCCGAAGTTGATGCCACAGTCAATAACAAGATTGATGAAATCACAAGAAAAGATACAGAATTATCACAGAAGTTAAAACAAGATGTTGCAAATGCCATACAACAGATACCAAGCAAAGATGAATTAAAAGGTAGAGATGGTAGAGATGGAACATCTATTATTGTTTTAGGAACAAAGAATAATGTAACGGAATTGCCTAGGACTGGAAACAATATAGGAGATGCCTACATCATCAACAGAGAGTTGCATATATGGACTAAGGAAAATAAGTGGGCGAATGTTGGTAGCTTCAAGGGGGATAAGGGTGATTCAGCATATGATTTATGGATAAAAAAGGGTAATTCTGGTTCAGAAGATGTATTTGTTCAGAAGATACATAATGCTATAAACTCTGCTGAAAGAATTACTCAAGGTGTTGCTAGATTAGAACAGTATGACACCACTATGCAGGGATATGCTCAAAAAGAAAATGAGAGAAATACTGCTGAACAAACTAGGATTCAAAATGAGAATGCGAGAGTATCTCAAGAAACAGCCAGACAAGGACAAGAAACTGAAAGAGATAAAAAGGAAAGACAGAGAGTTACTGCAGAGCTATCAAGGGTTGAGTCATTTAACCATTATAAACAAACATTTGATGATTGGATAGCAAATAAGAGTCAATTTAAGGGAGATACTGGTAGAGGACTAATTTTTAAGGGCGTAGTTGAAACTAAGTCTGCCCTACCTCAAACTGGTAACGAACAAGGCTTTGTTTATGGAGTTAAATCTGGTGCAGATAAAGGACTTTACATCTATTCAGACTCTAATCAATGGTCTTATATGGGAGAAATAAGAGGTGCTGATGGAGAAAGTGTATCTATTCGTGGTGAGTATTTCTATATTGGAGAAAACAACACCAATGTAAAGATACATAGTGATGACTCTTTTGTTAAGGCAGAAGTTGTCTTAGGCAATACTTTAAAGTTAACTAAAGGCAATAAGTTAACTACAGAGATACCTCTAGGAAAGTCTTATGAAAACGCTACGATTACTAAAGATGGATTGATGAGTTCTGCTGATAAGAAGGCTTTAGAAGATATAAAGAAAGATATACAAACAGCCACAACTAAGCTAAATGATATGGCTAGTGATTTATAAGGAGGGGTATTATGAGTTTAACTGAAGGTGTAAATAAACTAAATGAAAAGATAACCTCTATTAAAAATTTGATATTCACAGAAATAAAAAAAGGAACACAAGTTGTTTCTGGAGATGAAAAGCTTAGTAAGGCACATTTATATATAAAGAAAATTGTTGACAATCAATTTAATAAAGACTCATTAGGGATTAACTCTAATGGAGAAATAACATTTAATGGTAGAGGTACAGGAAAATATGTAAACATTGCGAACAAAGCAGTTAGTTTAGGGGATACTGCAAGAATGGTGTTTCCAGAAGAATTTGACCCGAATAAACTAACTAAAATAGACCCTAATGACGGACAATTATATTATGAAGGCAAGGGTTGGCTTTCTGGAAAGTATGTAAACATAGATGGTTCTAGAATTTACCTAGGAACATCAAGCCATATAAGTTTACCGCAGGGAGTTGACTTTAATTTAATAGATAGGATTGATAGTGATGGAGAGTTAAGATATAACGGACAAAGGACTAACAGATATGTCAATATTAATGGACAAAACCTATCTATAGGAAATAATTCTTCAATTAATTGGCCGCAAGGAGAATCTTTTAATAAATGGAGATTGAACATTAATGATTATGGTGAAATATTCTATGATGGGGAAAGGACTGATAGGTATGTCCATTGTAAATCATATTATAAGGGTTATTTTGAAATTAGTGAACAATCGAATGGGACACTTTGGTAAACATAATGGAGGTAATTAATGATAGAATTTTTACATACATTTATATTTGATGCGAAAAAAGCTCCAGATGTGTGTTTTCAAACAATAGTAGATGGTAAAATCTCAAAAGATATTCCAACTATCCACGCTGGGGAAACATCAAGAGGAATGAAGGTAATCTTGTCTAACTTTAAGTATGACGAAAACATACAATGTTATGCTTATTTCAAGGTTACTGGCAATGACAAAGTGTTGAGAGTCCCACCTCATAACAGAGTTAAAAATACTTTTGACTTCTACTTCCCTACTATGAGTGAGGGGAAATATGAGTGTGAAATAGTGGTATCTCAAGACAAGGCAGTCATATCTTCTGGAGTGTTCCAAGGAAAGTGTACGAGGGCTATTCGTTCAGTTTTTTTTAGTGAAATAACTCTTGTTGATAATGCTGAAACAATCATAAATACATATGATAGGTATTCAAAACTACTAAAACAAGAGTTAGATAAACTAAAGAATCTTAACCTTGAAACTCTAAACGAAGATATTCACGCTATTAAAACACAATTTGAAGAATTAAGAAAACATCCATCAGATAAGAATTTTACTTATAGTCAAGACACCTTATCTGATACATGGAATATAGAACATAACCTCAATAAATTTCCATCTATAACTATTGTAGATACAGGTGGTAATACAGTTTATGGTGATTGTATCTATACAGATAAAGACAATTTAGTTATTAAATTTAGCCTTCCCGTTTCTGGAAAGGCTTTTTTAAATTAATAAAAACATATAAGGAGATTTAAACAATGAAGATACTAAACAATTTAGATTTAACAGGCAATCAACTGCTTAACGCTGTACTTCAACCATTAACTCAAGCACCTCTTGACCCACAAGCAGGACAGGTTTATTACAATCTTACAGACAAGAGAGCTTATATATATACTGGTGCAGTTTGGTTAGCTATGGATGCTAAGGACGCTTCTCCTACTGCAGTTAGTATAGTAAATACTATAAATGACGGAACTGCTCTTATTGAGATAAGCAAGATTAAGGATTTAGTAACTAAGCTAAGTGCTGCCAATATAGTTGCTACCATTAATGATGGTAATGAGAACATCAACGCAGAAAGAATCAATGGTCTTGCCAATGCTCTTGATGGTGCTAATATCGTATCTAAGATTAATGATGGAACTTCAAAAATCAATATCAATAAGATAGATGGCTTAGAAGAAAAGCTAACACCAGACAAGATAGTTGATAGCGTAATAGCTAGTGACAAGACTATACCTACAAATAAGATTACAGGGTTAGACATTGCCTTAGCTGGTAAAGTTACAGACCAAGAAGCACAAAATAAGGCAAATACTGCCTTACAACAGGCTAAAGAATTTACTACTGCTGAAATCAATAAGCTAATCAATGGTGCTGGGGAAGCCTATGACACTCTTAAAGAGTTAGGAGATTTGATACAGTCTAATAAGGGTATAGCAGAAGCTCTAACTACTCAAATAGGAAAGAAAACAGATAAGTTTACTAAGGTTATTGGCGATGGAGCTAATAAAGAATTTACTGTTGAACACAACCTAAATTCACAAGATGTTTTTGTAACAGTTAGGGAAAATGAAGCCCCATTCTCACAAGTATTGGCAGATATTGAATTAACAGATGTTAATAATGTGAAAATCAACTTTGCAAAAGCTCCAGAACAGGATAAGTATAAGGTCATAGTAATTGGATAAGAGGTGAATAGATGAAGGTATTAGGATTAGTAGAACAAGATTTAGACATAGTATCTAAAGAATATGTAGATAACAAGATTAAAGAGGTTTCCAAAACTGATGATGTTACCCCAGAGGGATATGTAAAGATAGACCTTCTTAGCTTATGGGCAGTATATAAACTAAATTATGGCATAAATGAGTGGTACAATCATGATGAATTAGAATTTACAAAACTTCTTCAAAAGTGTGTCACAAAAGAAAAAATACATCTAATATCTCCAAGCGTTGACTTCAACCAGGAGTCTTTTGATGACACAAAAATTCTCAACATAATTAAAGCAAATCCTATATGTTATATCAAAGAAGCCGATTATACTAATGACATTGCTGGTTATTTAGATAAGGCTGCAACTAAGGGTTCTCCTAAAGTAGACACAACTGCTGTACTATTGTGGGCTGCCCTTAAAGGTAAAGGAGAAGGCAATAATACAAAAGAGTCATTGTATGATTATATATTTAGACAAATAGATGGGTTCACGGCAAGAGATGGAAAAACTCCTGTTTCCGAATTGCAGTTTAATGGGCAACCAATGACTAGAGATGCTAGGGGACTAGATTACCTTATTACTGACAACCCTAACTTATATGCAGACTTAATATTTTACTCTATGGGAGTTGATGATGTAATTAATGCAATATTGTCTGGGGGTTCTACTTCAAAACATCCTAGCTTAGAAGGATATGTAGGGTTAGACCTTATTGCTTTTACAATGTTTCTCCCATCAAAAGAACAATGCAAAGTAATGGGGGTAACTCGTGAGGAGATTGCTGGTATGTTTTTAGAGGCTGCAGTGGATTCAGCAGGCAAAGATATTAGTACCAAACACGAATACACAGACCTCACTATTGAAAAACTGGGTGAAATCGCACTAACAGACCCCGTAGTATACGTTAATAAAAATATTTTTCTACAAGCGTTATTAGCTGTAAAAGATATAGATATCCCTACTACTACGGAAAATCCTCAACTTAAAGACTATGTAAAAGTCAATATCCCTACACTATATATGATATCTAATCTGATAAAAAGTAATCTACCTCAAAATGCAAGGCTAGATGTAGCTCCAGATGATTGGGTTTTGACTATACTATCTCTATGTGTAGATAAAGATAAGAAGGATATCAAGACAGAGGGAAAAACTATATTAGAACTTGCCAATACTGTTCGTGAAGCATATATCCTTAAATCACAGTTTGACGATGCAATCACTTCAATAATAAGAGAAGATTTTACACCTATAGGCAAGAAAAAGGGATATGAGTTAATGAAAACTCACTATGCTATATATCTACTCTCTCTTGCTCATGCAGTTAAAGGTGGGACAGAAGGACTTAACCAGAAATTCTTCAAGTTTATAAAAGATGGCTACGATGTTAATGAATATGATGCAGAAAAGACTCTAGTCAAAGATTTAGGATTTACATACAATGAGTCTGCCCCAGAGTCAAGTTACAGTATAAACGCTCTAAGTAACTTTGCCGACAAGCACCCAGAAATATATGTGCCTACTGCATTTACAGACTATGTCAAAGGTACTGCTGAAAGCACTATGGAATTGTTCGGTGCAGTAACAAATTTGACGGCATTCTACGAAGACCATAAAAATGACCCTAAAATAAAGATTGTAACTCCAAATGAATATAAGATAAATCGTAAAGACCCAGATACTCTATATATCGTAAAGGAGAGTTAATATGATTCAAGATGTCAAAGATATTAAAATAGGAGAAGCACAGGTCATTGAAGTCTATCTAGGTAGAGAACTTGTCTGGAAACTAGGTGGGGTCGATAGAGAATGTTCAGGAGTCATATATACCAGTAATGCATTTGACAGGGTTTATGGTGATGCACGTAGAGCATTTGATATGATTGAAAAAGTTGTACTTAAGGATAAAGGTCAAGGTAAATTTGATATAGATATCTATACCAAACCCTATGCTCTGAATAAGTACAACATTTTTTATATAGAAGCTATCAAGCCTGTATTTGGTGGCGGTGAAGCTATATCATATGAAAGACAAAAGCTTACAAACGCCAAGTTTAGTTTTCAAGATATAGGGTTTACTTCTCACGCTGACACTAAGGAGTTAAAAAACGTACTATATACTTCATTCTACATCACAGATGCTGTAACAGATGAAGAACGCATAAAGTACCAAAAGAGAACAAGCTCTGGCAACAGCTTTAAGATTTTGGGAGTAGGGGATAAAAAATAAACAATAAATAAAGGAGAGTAAATAAAATGACAGCAACTTATGTGTTTGATTTTTTTAGAACTTGCACAAGCACACAGGAGTGTAGAGTTCTTTTTGTATTGGCATTAATTGCCATTGCCATGGTAGTGGATTTTATCACAGGCACAATAGCAGCCTTTATAAATCCAAATATTGATTTTAAATCGAAGGCAGGAATTAATGGGATTTTAAGGAAGATAGCCAGCATGATGGTTTTGATAGTGTTCCTTCCAATCAGTACATTATTGCCTAATGGCACAGACATGGCATTGATATATACACTATATGTAGGATACTTATTCTTTGAAGTTAAGTCTATCATAGAAAATATAGAGAAAAATGGTACAGACACAACTTTATTTAAGAATATATTAGAAAAAATATCCAATAATAAAATGACAAATGATTAATTAACATACAAGGGTAGTTTTAGGACTGCCCTTTATTTTTTTTGAAGGACGTGATAAATAATGACTAAACAAGATATATTTATCGACAGAGTTAAGACCTTGGCTATAGAGGGATGGAAAATAGGGAAAATCCTTCCAAGCGTAACAATAGCACAAGCTTGTTTAGAGTCAAAATGGGGTGAATCAGAGTTAGCGACTAAAGCTTATAATCTCTTTGGCATCAAGGCTAAGAAGGACTGGAAAGGTGAAAGCTACACAGTTAGAACTGCTGAATATGATAAGGATAACAAGCAATTCTTTATTAACGCTCCATTTAGAAAATATAACAGTTGGGATGAGTCGCTTTTAGACCATGCCAAGTTCTTTCATACCCCAGACTGGAGAGAAGAAAATTACAAAGGGGTTATAGGTGAAACTGATTATAAGAAGTCTTGTAGAGCATTACAGTCATCTGGTTATGCTACAAGTCAGGATTATGCAAATATGCTAATAGAACTGATAGAGAAATACGGGTTATATGAATACGATAAAGGTATTAATGACCTATCTCCTACTCTACCCCACTCTACTGAAAAAGAAAATTATGACCTAGTAACATACTCTAATGAGATTGATGAAATCCCAGCCAGGATGATTACTAAGAATTTATATATACCTAGTTTGAGTGTTGATTTATACAACGCAGTTAAAGACAGATACCACAAAGTCTTGCATGTTGGTGGCTCTAATGCTCCATCTGGTGCTGTCAAGGTCATAGCTGGTAAAGATAGAGATGAAACTATCGACCTAGTTCAACAATTTATAAAAGAAAATAGAAAGTAGGATTCATATGGAAGAAATTAAAGTAAACATATTTAATGAAGATTTATATAAAAAGAACTTAGAAGAAAACACTTTTCCTAGTGAGGGAGATTTTGAGAACCTTTCTAAAGAAGATATAGACAGATTAAAGGAAGAAGGATTGATATAATGAATGGTGTAGTTTGTGGTGTATTGACAGAGGATTTCCCAGTACCAAGCTGGAACAGAGGTAAAAAGATGACCTATAGAATGACTCCTAAAGGTGTAGTTGTTCATAATACATGGAATACTGCTAAAGCTAAAGCAGAAGCTTCATATATGGTGGGTAATCCTAAATATGTTAGCTTCCACTCTGTTGTAGATGAAAAAAAAGTAATAGAGAGTGTTCCATTCAATTACAATACATGGCATTGTGGAAATCAATATGGCAATACGAACTATATAGGAGTTGAAATAGCAAGGTCTAAGGGAGACGAACCAACATTCTTAAAGGCAGAAGATAATGCTGCTAAGTATATAGCTGGGATATTAAAGAAATATGGTTGGGGTATCGATAAGTTGTACTCTCACCAACAGATGAATGGGAAGTATTGTCCTCATAGAACATTAGATTTAGGCTATGAGAGATTTAAAAATAAGGTTAGGAAATACCTGGGCGAAAATGTTACATCTAACCCAGTAGATACTAATACCGACCAATCAGAATATATTGTGGTTAATGGTGGATATTCAGTAAAGACTAGTACACCTAATGATACTCTAACTATAAGAGAAAATCCAAATGCTAATTCTAAGAAGATAGGAACATATAGAGATGGTTCTGTTATATATGTAGAAAAGGTATATAAGTCTAGTTCCAATGGTACATGGTATAAGATACCTAAAGTTGGCTTTGTGTCTGCTAAATACTGTGTTGAAATACCTTCTACCCCTAAGGAAGATGAAGTTAAGCCTTCTGTTCCAGTAGAAAAAGAAAATGTCCAGGCAAAGACAGATTACCAACTTGTCCTTTACAATAACAATGTAGATAGAAACTATGCTGAAAGAATAGAGCTTGAATTGGCTATACCTAAAATGCACCTTGAAGATTATCTAAAGGTTAAGGATAAATATACTAAGGTTATCTTTGTTGGTGGATATAAAGATATTCCAGAGGTAGCTCTTAGATTAGCTGGTGCTGATAGAAAAGAAACTGAAAGTAAAGTTGAAGAATTTATAAAGAATAATAGATAGGGGAACTTTCCTCTATCTATTTCTATGCAAAGGAGAAGATTATGGCAAGAAGAAGAAATGTTTATAATGTTTTTCAGACAGAAGAAGTCCTGCAAAAGATAAATAAACATAATAAAGAAATAATAGAAGAATATGGACTTGAACTAAAAGCCAAGAATAAGTCTGCAGGAACTATCGTTCAATATCTTAATGATTTAAAGATTTTAGCTTGTTATATATGTGAGTATGAGGACAATATTCCCTTCTATGAAGTTACTAGAAAGCAATTAAGGAATTTTGTTTTAGAGATGCAAGAAAGAGATATGTCTACTGCTAGACTAAATAGAATGTTGTCATCTATAAGGACTATGTATGATTTTGCTGTAGATGATGAAGATTATGAGGATTTATATTTAAAGAATCCTGCAGCTAAAATCAAGGGTCTAGCCAATAAAAAGGTTAGAGATATTGAATTTTTAACAAGAGAAGAAGTAGATAAACTATATGATTATCTAATGAAAGAAAAACTATATCAGCAAGCCTTGTTGTTGGCTTTATTAATAGATACAGCAGCAAGAAAAAATGAAGTTTACCAGGTACAAAAAGATAGCATTAAAGAAGATGACATATTCACTAATGAGGTTATCGGCAAAGGTGGGAAGAAATTTGAGCTAGTATACAACTCTCTTACAGTAGATACCTTTAAAAAATATATCAGACAAAGAGGTAGAGATAAAGAGAATTTCTTATGGTATAAAAAAGACCCTAATGGGAATATAAGGGAGCTTAGTGTAAAATCTCTATATGATTGGGTAAAGAATTGGAATGACTATCTACAAGAGATAACTGGTAAAGAATATGATTTTAATATACATAGCTTTAGACACACTGCCTTAGAATTACTAAGTACAGGAGAACATTATATATGTGAAAAGCATGGTGGAATCAAGGTAGATTTAGAGGTTTTACAGGCTTTAGCCAACCATAATGATATGTCTACTACAAGCTCATACTTAAAGGAAAAGAAAAAGGATATGCTATTAGAGGTATTTAGACCTAGATAGGAGATTATATGACTAAGAAAACAAATGAATATTCAGAGATAAAACATGGAGATTACTTTACTAAAGAAGAATTTGACGAATTAACTCTCCCTACCCCACCAGCTTATATAGACCAAATGAATATTGAATATATGTGGAATAATGGTTTTACTGGGAAGGATATTAAGGTAGCTGTAATAGATACTGGTTGTGATATAGAAAATCCACTACTAAAAGATAAGATTATCCATGTATGTAACTTATCTAATGATGATGAAGAAGATAGAGATAATGTTACAGATTACTTAGGACATGGAACTCATGTAGCCAGTCTAATAGCTGGAGATAAATACTTAGATGGTAGATTTATGGGAGTCGCTCCAGATGTCCAACTGATGATATATAAGGTCGTAGATAAGAATGGTGTTGCAGACTATGATATAATTGCACAAGCTATATACGCAGCCTGCCAGAGAGGTGCTAATATAATTAATATCAGCTTAGGTGGGAATGTAGAAGCTCCACAGATACATGAAGCTATCAAGATGGCAAATAGGATGCAAGTACCCGTTGTGGGTGCTAGTGGCAACTCTGGAGATGGTAGTGATGAAACAGTAGAAATACTATTCCCTAGTTGCTATGAAGAAGTTATACAGGTAGGTTCGATTAATGATAAATTTGAAATATCTTCCTTCTCTAATACTAACCAGTTTGTTGATTGTGTTGCTATGGGAGAAGAAGTCATAGGCTGTTCTTTTAATGATGGATTCAGAGTGTTGAGTGGCACATCACAGTCTGTTCCATTGGTTGTAGGTGCATTAGCACTATTAATGGAATGGTCTAAAAAAGAATATGGAAGAAGATTAAGTGAGGTAGAGATATATTCTCTATTGATTAAGAATACTAAAAGTATAGAAAATGTATCAAGAAATGCACAAGGTCATGGATATATATGTCTAAATCCCCATATAAGTAAAGGGAATATATCCTCTAATCCCAATACAAATGAAAATTAACCCTAGAGATTTTACTCTAGGGTCTTTTTTTTTATGTCTATAATAGTATTTCGTTCATTACATCTACTGCCTGCCCTTTAGCTTCATCAACTAGGTGAACATATACTCTGTCTGTACAGTATTTAGACTTATGGTTTAACATCTGACCTACTGTCTTTAAGTCCATACCTTTATGGAATAAGTAGCTAGCGTAGCTATGTCTTAGTCCATGAAATGTTACATTCTCAATCCCTAAACTCATCATGTATCTCTTAAACTGATTAGATAATGTTGCTGTAGGGATTACCTTAAAATTCTTTCCATAGAATAACAGGTTTTCATTATCTCTAAATCCAGTAGATATTTGCCATTCATTCCATTGTGTCTTGTATTCCTTTAAAGCCTTTACAATGAAGTCTGGCATTTTTACAACTAAGTCATTCTTATTTTTAGTGAATTTCTGTATGATATGTTTTCCGTCTTTCTTTACCACTATCTGACAAACCTTTAATGTTTCTTCTTCAAGGTCTATGTTGTCCCAGCTCATAGCCAATACTTCTGATTCTCTAAGTCCCAAACCAAAAGCTAATAGTATCTTCAATCCTAATTCAGTACCCTTAGTATCTTCTAGGATATAGCTTATCTGCTCCATGTTTAGGCAGTTGATTTCAGCACTTGTCTTAGACTGTTTACCCCATACTATTAGGCTACTTGTTACATCGTGCTTAATGTAATCTCTATAAAGTGCATACTGGACACCTTTTCTTATCACAGTCTTTATTTGAGATACCATACCACAGCCATACTCTTTAGCCTTTTCATCTAAAAGGTCTTGCACCATACCAGTAGTTAACTGCTGTATGTATGTCTGTCCTATACCTTTTGATATATGGTTATTGTATATGTTTCTATAAGAAAGAAATGTATTTGCTGATACCTTATCTCCTCTTGATTCCTCTTTCTTAAATGCTCCTTCTATACACTCATTAAGGGTAATTTTGCTTACCTTCTTCTTGTTTAATACATCTTCACCCTCATCTATCTTTTTCTGGGTAATTTCTTCTATACAACGAGCTTCGGATTCGTCATCAAAAAGCCCCACTCTTTTATATTTATATTTTCCATTTAGTTCATCTTTGCTTACTATTACTACTTCATACTTTCCTTTACAGTTTCTTGTTTTGGCTCTAACACTTGCTTTCATGACTTTTCCCCTCTCGTTAATAAGTTTCTTTATGTATTTATTATAGCATATCTAAAGTTGCTTTTCAATACTTTTTTTAAACTTTTTTTAAACTCTATAAAAAAGAGGGGAATCCCCCTCTTAATTATTATTCATTATCCCAATCAATCTCTGTATCAAGTCCAGCAAATAGCCCTTGTCTTAGATAATCAAGACCATCTGTCTTATCTTCTTCGCTAATATCAAGTCTGCTTATACTCTTTTTGCAATACGATATAAGAAAACTCACTTCTTCAATCATATCTAATACAGACTCACACTCTATATTACATCTCATTCTGTCATCTTTAGTTCTTTCTACTTTTAACATCTTGCTTTCTTAACTCCTTTTTAATTTCTTTTTTTAGACTTTTATTTAATCCTTTGTAATCAGACCATTCATCTGGTTCTCTATAATGGTCTGCCCACTCATCATATAAGCGATATCTTCCATCGTCTTTTATAATAAGCTTGGTGCTAAATGACTCTAAAGTCAGATAAAGTGTTAAGGTATTTCCTTTATAATTCCTGGCAATCAAATAGGATTCTATTAAAACCAAGCTAAGAGCCTTTTCATATAATCCCATAAGCGATTCTCTTTTTATTTTTAGATGATAGATTGCATCACTTATTCCCTCTATATTATCATAAAGATGTTTGAGAAGAATGTCCATGATAGCATCATCCAAGTCTATTGAGGTATATACTCTTGCCTTTATTTTTATTAATTCATCTAATAAATATTCACTCTTATCATCTATTAACATTAGGCGGTCAAATTTAGATTCCATTTTCTGTATTCTTCTTCGTTTTAAATACAGTAGTTGTTTTAGGTAAAACTTTGTCAAGCAAGCTCTAATATAACTATTCCCTTTGATTACCTGTTTTTGAATCCTTAGCATATTTATCTCCAAACTCTTTCTTTACAGCTATAGCTATACTGATAGCGTCATATATATCACTTGTCTTGTTCTTTCCAGACTTGTCGCTATATTCCCCAATGTTTATATAATTGTCTTGAACATACTTTGAGACATCTTCCTTTGTAGCCTTTCCATTACCAGTAACTATCTTTTTAACTGATGTAGGGGCAAGATACTCTATTGTCAAATTATTCTTTGCAATCATCCTCATAGTTGCCCCTAATAGCTTTCTCAATACCATGATGGTATTTGTTCTGCTAGAGATGTATTGGTTCTCTATTCCAACACAATCTAAATCAGTTATATGTTCTTGTATCATATCTACAATATGATTTATTCTCTCATCTTCTGTTTCAAAGTCTTTGATAGAAGTATTGATTTTTCCATAATCTATTACCCTGTCATCCTCCAGTATTGCCCAACCTGTTGAAGTCATTGACAAGTCTAATCCTAATATCCTGATTATATCAACTCCTTATAAATTTAATGGATTTACATACCTAAGTATTGCATGATTCAGTTCGTCTATTATCATTTGTTGTAGGTAGAGAATCTCATCTGGTTCTAGCCCATTAAACAACCTTCCATAAAATAAACTAATTTCTTCTCTATAATTTTCATCCCTATCAAGGAATGGTTTACTTGTGTCTATCATTTGTTTTTATCTCCTATTTTTCTTGACTATCAAGCCACTCTTTTAATTTCTTTAAATGTCCACCATATAATCTTTTTGTTGCGATTAATTGTGATTTATAATCATCAGTCGGTGAAATATCTATGTATTTATCTATGTCGTATATTGCCTTTTCCAGATAAGGCACAGCGTATTTAGCTGCAACTATTTGCAGACTTATTTCCATGTCCATTGTCCTATCTCCTCTATCAGTTTAACCCTATATATCTTCTTCGTACATCTCATTCTCAAATGTATTCCAATCCACATAATTACGATTTATCGCTTCTCTTAATTCGTCTTCGGAAAGATTATTTATACAGTTTCTAAGCATCTCAACTTCTTCTTCTAATGTTAGTTTCTTTACCATCTTGATAATCCTTCCTCCTCAACAACCTCTAATGTCATCCTATTTCTCTGCTTAACATTTCCTCTCCAATCAACGAATGAAGGATAAAACATACGTGACACATAATATAGTTTTTGTTCCGTGTGGGATAAAGAGCTTGTATAATACGAAAATATATCTTGTTTAAGGGCATTTATATCTTCTTGCCCTTTTATAGCTTCCGATATTTGAGGAAGTTCCTTTTTATCAGGGTGTCGATTTAACCACCTAAACCATTCATATAAAAAATCTACATAATTGACCCTAACTGGTTCGGCTAGTCCATTCTCATCAAGGTGAATATTTAGATTTTTATAAAATTCCTCGTCAAAATAATTATCGTCCTTTATTATTTGAAATTCATCCATGATTTTATTGTAAGCTTTATCTTCTACCCTTAGATAATGTCTTTTTGGCATACTTTTTCTCCTTTACTCAACTCCGAACCAGTATTTTATAAGTCTATCTTCTCCTATTTCATCGATAACTTGCTGTGCTATTTTTTCTGATTCAAAATATGGTACTCCGTCAGTTACTGAGTGGTATATATCAATAGTAACTCCATCAAAACCACAATCATAATATATATAATAATTTCTCTTATTTTTAGTAAAAGGTCTACTATACTTTTTCATGATAGTTTCTATTTTTCTTCTCTCTTGTTCAAACTCTGCGTCTTCTCTAGTCAAGAACACATTTCCTGTTTCTCTTATGTATTCATCCAAACGAGATGAAAAATAATCAATATTTATGTCTCCAGTAGTCCGTAAGACATAATATTGTTCACTATCTTCTTTTTTTAAGTCCCATATACTCTTAGGTTTTTGTTCTGCCTCTGCCCTCTCAATTATCAATGCCTGTATGTCTTCCCAGTTATCTTCTATTATCTTTCTTAAATCTTCTCTCATAAAATCTCCCTACTTAAATTTATTTAAAATAAACATAAAAATATAAAAAAAACTATCAAAATAATAATCGTTAGTGCCACACTTATAATGGAAGGTAAAAGAACTAACCACCAAGCTGCTTTAATATATCCTAATATCTTTAATGTTATTAAGACTATTTGAAGCAAGCCCCAAAACCCAATTCCTGTTTGTGTAGATGTTTGTTTACTCATAACTCCTCCTAATATATACTTGTTTCTGACTTATCATCTCTTACTCTATGATTGTAGCTTGCAAAACCAAGAGAATACCCATCACCAGATTCATTCTTAGTTATCTTTTGATAGTTTACCTCAATGATTTTCCCCAGATAGTCTTTTTGGTTCTGCCATATTTCTTCTCTTTCTTCATCACTAAAGCCTGTTCCAATAGAACATATGTTCTTTTTGTCCTTGTAGTCAAATTCAACCTCTAAAGCACCTAACCTGCCTTTATGTTTTCCATCTCCAGCAATAAATCCTATTATTCTTACATCTGCAATTAGATTTTTCTTTAGCTTAAGTATCTTATCAGACCTTTTGCCTTCCCATGAACCTATTGAGGAGTTAATCATTATTCCCTCTTTGCCTTGCCTATCACACTCATTAACCAGGTCTATTAGCATATCATGAGTAACCATACCCTCATACCAAAAAGGTCTTTCTGTTATTGACTTTACATGAATATCAGAACCTAGAGTATCTCTCATTTTCTCTATATACTTTACAGTCTTGTTTAGTCTGTCGATAAAAGGTATTGGACTATAACCCTTGTAAAAATCCTCTAAAGGGATATAGTCAAACATAATAAACTCAATATCTGGCTTAGAATCTGCTTTAGAGTTCATTAGTGAACAAGTTTTCTGAAATCTATCTTCATCTGTCTTAAATTCTCCAGTTGCCAAAAATTCTCCGTCATATGCTCCATCACCCAACACACTAAATGAGTCTAACACATGGTCTATGCCAACAAACTCTTTTCCTTGCCTTGATATGGCTTTTATAGTGTCTTTATCTTTAATAATGACTCCTCTTATGCCATCTAACTTTTCAGAAATTACATAAGGGACTTTGAAATTAAATAGCCCTTTCTCATATCTGTCCATGTAGGTCTTTGCTCTCATAAACTCTATTGTCTGAATAAAGTTTGGAATCGCCTGATTAATCGCCTTTACATTAACCCCTATCTTCAAAGATTGAGTTATTATTTCCTTGATAAGAGACTCATATTCTTTGTTCTGATTTATATATGACTGAACCTCTGATACAACTTCACCTGTTCCTGTGTTATTTTCTGTAACATAATCCAATATCTCACTAAAAGTCCTACTTGTCATATGAGTTGCTAGATTTTTCTCTATCTTCTTTTTGCTTATGCCAGACTTTATACTAGGGTCTATGCAAAACTTTAAGACCTTGAACAATAGTTCGTTTCCTTCGTCATGCAATTGTTTTAATTTAAATACCTTTGCCTTGGAACTAGAGATACCCTTTAAGGTATCTATCTGCTCCTGCAGTAATTTTAGGTTTTCCAATCCTCTCATCTCCTTTCTTATAAGCCCCATGACTTCTGCATTGAGTCAATAGCTAATCTATTCACCTTATAAGCCCAGTTGCCACCAACACAATACTTTGAGCCTATGTTCCATACATTTCTTCTCCCGTTATTTATATATCCTCTGTATAGAAAATCTTGCATATAGTATAAACATTCTTCTTTAGATGAAAAAGTCCTAAGACCATTCCTTCCCATAACTCCACCAACATTGTTTCTTGCTCTATAGCTATAAGATGTTCCGTTTCCAGTTTCAAGCCTAACCACACTTGCCAAAAATAAAGCGTTTATCGGTTTCTTAGAGTTTTCTATCTTATAAAATGTTGGTGCTAATGACTTCATATTTTTAGGCAATAGCTGTCCAATCTTTTCCTGGCTTAAGCCACTCTTTACCCTAACATCATTCTGGCTATAGCCACCTCTTGTCTTTGCTTCTGCTCCACCTATTGATGTGGAAATCACTAATAATGTTGCTACTAATACTGCTAATATCTTCTTCAATTAATCACTACTCCTTTACTATTTTACTTGAAATCCCATTCATCTTCTGGGGTTATATCCCCACCCAATTTGTAATCTAGCTTTTGGTTATTGATAAGTTCATTCATTCCATACATGAGTAATTCAAAAGCTTCTTTCCTTGTCTTGCCTATAGCAAAAAAGTTAAAAAATGGTTCTCCAATATCGACAAAGTAACTCTTATAAAGTCCATCTGTCACCTTATCTATGTTTACTTCTAGTTTAGTCCTCATTTTCTTCTACTCCCTTCTCATCTTTCCAAACTCTTGCAACTAAAACTGTTGTTATTACAGAAAAAACAATCATCAGAACTGACATAAAAATCTCCATAGGCTTTGTCCAACTCATCAGAGTGTCTATATTTAAAACAATAATTAAATAGTTTGCTCCAAATAGTATTCCAGGACACCAATCATGGATATTATATTTAATCATTACTCCTATAAAAACTGTCCAAATAACTATAAATAACACAACTTCTAAAGCTAACATATTAACATCCCTCCATTATATTCTTAGCTAAGCTCAATACAGTTAGCTGCCCAACTCCTCTAGGAACTGGTGTATAACTAAAATCTGTATCACAATCCATTGTTGTATCTAAGTCCCCACACATCTTTCCATTCTCGTCAAATGAGATGCCTACATCTATAAATGTACAACCATTAGGTATCTCTGTTGCCTTAAAGTATCTAGGTAAACCAATTCCACTTACTATATAGTCATAATCTTTAAAGATGCTTATTAGTTTCTCTTTGCTGACTTTACTATGAGCCACAGATACCAACATATCCTCATCTAACAATATCTTCTGTAAAGGCTTTCCCACCAAATCACTTCTATTTATAATTAATACAGACTTTCCACTTAATGAGGGGTCTATATGCTTCATATAATCTCTTATCCCTCTAGCTGTACAAGGTGTATAGGCTTTCTGTCCTGTATAGAACCTCTCTTTACTCTCAAGGCTCAATCCGTCTACATCTAAGTCATAGGAAATCCTAAACAGGTTATCCTCAATACGCTTGACCTTATCTGATAATGGTAACTGAACCATATATGGTCTTTTGAGGTATTCTGCATGGTCTTTCTTCCTGATTAGGTCATATCGGTCATATATGTCTAATTTTGTGTGTTTACTGACATTTACGTCAATTCCAACAGATTTTAGCCTTTTTACCTTATTTTCCACATATTTATTGGAAGCAGGGTTGTTTCCTGTCTGGAATATAGTGAACGCAATGGGTTCAGACCCATTTTCTTGAGAATTTAAAAGGGTACTTTTATCACGCAATTTTTCGTATTCTTTGTCCACATATTCCATTACATTTAATTCTCTCATACTTTCTCCTTTCTTTATTTATATTAATATCACATCATACTCAATTTTGCATTTTGTTAAATATAATCATTGGGAGAATATCCCATAATAATCTCTTTATCTGTCAAGTCCTTCATAATGTCTTGGACTCTTTTATGTACTAACTTTGTGTAACTTGAAACCCTTCCCTTTCTTATATCATGTTGATAATCGTATGGCTGAAAAAAGTCCTCATCAAATATATCAATCTCCACGCTATTTTCAAAAAGATTTATAGATATGTCAAAGCTAATAGAACCAAATACTCTTTTGAGCAGATAGTATTCTCCATCTAAATAAGAAAACCCATTAGCAAAAAGTTTCTTTGGTGTTGCTTTAAAGTGAGGAACAATCCTTGAGTTTTTACCTTCTTTATTAGTTGGCACTTCAAAATTGATTTTTATATTGCAATCTTCTACCTCTTTGTTTTGTTCGATGGCTTCAAAAATCTCTTCTTTAGCACGCACCCTCTTACATTCCTCAATAAAGCATCTAGCTTTTTTCTTTGACCCAAATAAACCAATAGACCAATTATTTTTCTTATCACAATGACATAATTTATCAGCTAAGATTTCAACATCTTCAAAATCGTCTAATTGAAAATATATAGAACCAAACTCATCTTTGTATCTAAGATATTTAATCATATTTTCTCCCCTCTCATATACTTTATATATATTATACCATATCTAATATTGCTTTTCAAGCGTTTTTTAAAAATATTGCATTACACAAGCCATGTAGTACAAAAATGCTTTATAGTTTCCTTTACTCCAATATCCCCTATGTATAACAATCTACCTTCTGCCTTATGCTTAGTAATGTCTTTAGATTCCATAGTTTTACCATTGTCCTTGAACACGCTAGCATTTGCCAGATAACCAAACATCTCTGCTAAATACTTCTGTCTATCGTTAAAATAGCACACATATTCGATTTTTTTTAACTTTTCCAGACTATTTATCCTCTTATCGACAAACCATCTTAAATACGATATTATAGTCTGCCTGTTGTCTTTGTATCCTAAACCACTCAAGTAATATAAATCTCCTGCATAACCCTTCTTTATCACTTCCCAATGACTTAACCCATGTCCATCTATCTCTACTGTGGTTACATTAGGAAAACAGTAGTCTTTAAGTACATGACCCAGGCTTATCAGATTTCCATTACAAGTTTCGATAACACTTGCAGTCTTTTCATAGCCTATACTTGCTAATCTCAAGATTCTTTCCTTGTTCAATTTATAGCTTTCTCCACTAAACTTAACTCTTGACTTGTCCCAACCAAACTTATCAAATAAGGCTCTAAGCATATCTGCAGTTATTTCCTCTATCTTTGCCTTGTTATGGTCTGCACCAAACACTTCCAAAGTAATATCTGTTGGATTCTGCCAAACATTAAATGTCTGAAAATCTTCCTTAATAACTCTAATACACAATTTACTGTCAATCATGTAGTGAGTTATTCTTTTTCTTGCATACTTTAAATCATTCTTGTAGGCATTGTACCTATCTACAACACTTGAATTTCCGTTTACATGGACTCTCAAATTCACCTTTTTTGGTATTGGTGTTCCATCATTGAATATCAAATAGTCTTGCTTGTTAAAAATATGAGGGTATTCTTCTAATTTCCACATATTATCGCCTCCCTAATTCGTATAGAATTACTTTATTTTCCTTTAAACTTCTCTTAACATCAATTAATCTCTGATTAGTAGACCCAGCAAAAGCATAAGTTAAATCTGCCTTATCCTGTTCAAATTTTCCGTCTACTAAGACATCTATATATTTCAATATTTCTCTTTGGTATTTGTTATCAATTATATCTTCCCATAAGTATCCAGACCAGACCCAAATATCTTTTTGAGGGTATCTTTCTCTTATGTTCTCAACTATTTCTGTACATTTAAATACATTGTTTAGGTGTAGTGGTTCACCACCTAAGAGGGAAAATCCCTCTATTTGTGGTCTACCAACTTTTGTTAATATGTCATTCATAGTTTCGTTTGTAAACTTCTTGCCACAACTAAAGCTCCACAAGTCTTTATTGAAACAATTATGGCAGCCATGAGTACATCCACTTACAAACAAACTAACTCTTATTCCTTCGCCATTCGTGATGTCTAATGGTTTTATGTCGGCATAATTCATTTATAGATGATTTACTCTTTCCCTAATTTCTGCTGTTCTACCTAAATTCCAGAAATTAGTACCAATATACCCACAAGAACGCCTAACAACATTCATCTCGTTCTTATCTCTGTTCCCACAAGAAGGACAATACCACTCTAAATTTTCATCGCATTGTATTTCTCCTGTAAAGCCACACTTGTAGCAGACATCTGGTTTACTGTTAATTTCAGCATACTGGATATTGTGATACATATAATTGATTAATTCTTTTACAGCCTTTATGTTCCTTGATAGGTCTGGAACTTCCACATAAGATATTACCCCACCTAAACTTAGGCTTTGGAACTCTGCTTCAAAATCAAGCTTACTAAAGGCATCTATTGGCTCTGTAATAGATACATGGAAAGAGTTAGTGTAATATTTCTTATCTGTAACACCTTTGATTTCTCCAAATCTCTCTCTGTCTATTCTTGCAAACCTATATACTGTTGATTCTGCAGGTGTTCCGTAAAGACTAAATCCTAAGTTTGTTTCAGCTTTCCATTCAGAACACTTCTTGTTAAGGAAATCCATAATCTCTAATGCAAATTCCTTACCAGCCTTATCTGTATGAGAAACACCATACATAGCCATTACACATTCATACATTCCTAGATAGCCTAATGATAGTGTTGAATAACCATTCATTAAGTATTTGTCTATTGTGTCATTTCTATCTAGCCTAGCTATAGCACCATGCTGCCAATGTATAGGAGATACACTTGCTTTAGTCCCCTTTAGGAGATTGTGTCGCATTAGCAAAGCTTCCTTACATAGTTCTGTTCTTCTATCCATTAGTTTCCAAAATAAATCTATATCTCCATTAGCAATAATTCCTATCTGCCCCAAATTAAGAGTAACTACTCCCTGATTAAATCTTCCATACCACTTATATTTACCATTCTCGTCAATCCATGGAGATAAGTGAGACCTGCAGCCCATCGGTGGAAAAGCTTCACCATAATTACTCTCCATAATCTTCTTAGATTGATAATCTGGAACTAATCTCTTAGCAGTACAATAGGCTGCCAATTCAGTTATATAATCATATTTTCCACCCTCAAAGCAGTTATCCTCATCAAGAAGATATACTAGTTTAGGGAAGGCAGGACTAATTGTTTGTCCCTTATAATTCTTCATACCATCTATTCTTTGTTTAATGATTTCCTCGCATATTAGAGCCATTTCTTCTTCGTATTTGTGTCCTACCTCAACTTCTAGGTATATTGTAATAAAGGGGGATTGCAACCCCTACCTTATATTTCTATAAGGGTTGGACTATCTCTTCTATATCATGCGATATAGCCTTGCACTTCGGACTTGTGCCTATCTCAAATCCTACGGAGCTACATTCATCACTCCTAGTCTCTACACTTTTTTAATCAATATCTTTTTTTATGTATTGGAACACTAGTCCCTCTAAACACTTCATTTTTTGTTTATCGCTTTTGTATGGCGTGGTAACATTACTCACCCTTGAAGGGGCTACCCCATATTTGTTTTTAATGTAATCTTGACAGTCTTTAACCATCTCAAATACTTTTGTTTCTCCATTTAGGGTTATCATACAAGGTGTCCCATTTCTGCGAACAGGAGAGTCTTGCTTAGCGTACCACTGCTTTATTTTGTCGGATTGTTTTTTCCTTAAAGTAGGGTCGCTCCATGCCTTTCTTACTTTGAGGGAATGCTCCTCTCTGATATTCTCATCTTTAAATCTGTTTTTTGTTTTCTGAGCTATATTCTCCTTAAACTCTTTTGTATTGCATCTTTCCTTATTAATCTTTGTCATCTTATCTACGAATAATTGCTTGTCTTTTTTTGTTGAATATCTAAAAACATTCCCGCCATCTCCACCATTTGCAATATTGTAACAATTTTTCCCAAGAGCGTCTTTATACTTTTTTATATATTCAATCTCACTCTTATTTAAATCATTATAATCCTCACACTCTTTAATGATAGATACTTTGAAATTTTCTTTTCCATATTTTTTGATTGCCTTTTTTAAAATCTTTCCAGACCCATAATAACTCTCATCAAATTCAGTAGATTCGTGTTTTCCTATATATACCTTATTGTTAATTAAATTCTCGGTAATATAAATATAGCCTACGATTAAATCACCCCTTCTTAAACTATATTTGTGTTGATATTGATTAAACTTAGCTCGGTATTGCCAACTATCCTTTTTAGGACTTTAGGTTCTCTTAGTCAGCGTATTCGTGGTGATTACACCCTTATTTAACTGATACCGATAGCATATGCTCAAGGCATACACACCCCTTGGCAGGGTTCACAAGGTTTTACAACAGCCAAAATTAACCGTTAGTCGTCATTAGTGTGTTGAGTTGGTAATTAATTGTTTGCACACCACTTTTTAATTCTCTTAACTTCATACCTTCAGCCAGCTTTTGAGATGTTTCAACATCTAGCTTCTGCTCCTTAAGGAAGTAATCAAAATACTTGTCATATGTTCTTCTTAGGTATGGTGCTAGATGTTTAATGGTGATGCTCTGTCCTCCGTACTGATTACTTGCAACTTGACTTATAATCTGTGTAGCAACAGTACAAGCAGTCTGGAAAGACTTTGGACTCTCAACCATTTTTTCATTAATTACTGTCCCATTATCTAACATATCTTCAAGATTGATTAGGCAACAATTAAAGTTAGGTTGAGCCATATAATCCATATCATGTATATGTATAGCTCCCTCGTCATGAGCCTGTAAAAGATGAGTAGGAATCAATCTTCTTCTAGCTATATCCTTGGATATTTCACCAGCCATCAAGTCCCTTTGTGTAGATATTAAAGTCCCATTCTTATTAGAATTTTCCTCTAATACCTCTTTATTTGTATGATTGATTAGTTGAAAGATACTCTCATCTGTAGTATTTTCTTCTCTCTTTTGCTCCCTAATAGTCCTATAATTTTCATAGGCTCTGGCAGTTTCGTTCTGTTTGTGTCTAATAAGTTCATTAAAAACAAAAGATTCAATATCATAAATTGATATTTCCTCCCCAAACCTCTTAGACAAAACATCTTCTGAATAGGAAGCAATATCTTCTGCTATATCCTCATAGACGATACCACTACCAAAATTCATAGCCTTTAATATCGCTTCCTTTATTTTGTTTGAGTCAAATGCCACTAAACTAGCATCTCTCTTAATTACTTGAATGTTGTTCAAAATATCACTCCTTAATTTCTTATATGCTTAATGTTTTTCCCCGTTTGTTCTAGGAAATATTTGTAAATAAAAGACATTGCAAGAGTTTCTAATGAGTTATTATTTACAACAAAAACACTAGATACATTTACAGGGAATCCATTAGGTATCCCCATTCTAATCTCAAAGTCTGTGAACTGCTCATTTTCTGCATTATCTCTAGCCAGAAAATCTTCTTCTGTTGCCCCTCGTTCCATAAACCTCTCTTTTCTCAACTTTTTTTTAGCATTTACATATATAACCTCAAACTTAGTATCTGGCATTGTTTCCAGGAAGGTTTCTATACCACAAGGGTCTATAATATAAAAATCAGAATCCTCAAACTGTTCTAGTGTAGCAAAATATTCATTCCCATTAATGACTGTTGTAGCGACCTTATGAGAAAATGTCTTTGCTTCTTCTTTTGTTATAAATATATGGTCTGTATCAGACGCATTCCTCTTTTCTCTTGTTGTGTAGGACTTTAGAATCTTAGCTCCCATATTCTCTAGCATTTTTGCTAGGGTTGACTTCCCAGAAGCTGTTCTCCCTACAATTAATGTAACCATAATTAATTCTCCATTTCTCTCCTAATCTTCTTTTGGCTCAATCTTAACCTTATCTAAGTATAAGCAGGTATATTTGTCAAAAGCCCTGTCTATATGATAGTGTCCAAAATACCAATGCTTATATGTTACTAACCAATTAATTGTGTCAAAATATTTTGTTAGGGCGTTATTAAGACATTGATTGAATAAAGAATATTCAAAATAATTAGTATAACAATGAGTTAAGATATAATCAACTTCCCAGTTGTGTTTCTCTAGGTTGTCCATTCCATGTTTCATTTCCTCATAATTAGGAATTTCTTCCTTCCACCACGATATATGCTCTTGCCTGTGCACTTTATCTGTGGACTCTGCTCCACCCATACAAAAATACTTGTTTCCATCAATAGTAAAAATCTCTCCTCTCATTAAGTGATATATATTTTCACTAACCTTATGAGCCTTACCACCTAGATAATCAACTACAGGATATTGATTAAGTAGGTCAAAATTCTCATGATTCCCATCAATGAATAGAACAGTAAATGGTTTGTTTTCCAACCATCTTCGCCAATACAAAATTTCTTCTGATTCATCCCATGTTAAACCAAAATCTCCTAAAATAATTACATAATCATCTCTTGTTAAATGCTTCTGTTCTGGAAAATTCCTGGTATTTAACTTGGATATATCGATTCCACCATGTATATCTCCAAATAAATAAACTATAAAACCACCTCCTCATACTAAAATCTTATTTACATACTTGGTTTTCTTACCTTTCGCCCTCTTAATGTCAATCTGTTCTTTGATTTTCTCCTTATATTTTGTATCATTGCTCACCCTTATAAGGCTTTCTAAGAATCTGATTGATTCATTATGAGGGATTTTTTGTGAGAACATAAGGTCTATAACACTTTTAGATTTTTTAAAGGACTTTAAATGAGTATGTCCCAATTCAAAGTCCTTCTTAGTGTTGTAAACTATATATCCGCCGCAACCCTTAAAGATTATATACTCTCCTCGTTGATAAATTACATTATCCACCTATTCACCTACTTTTATGGTTGATAAATTACTTTTGCTTTAGTAACCCATAGGTCAAACTCTGTCTTAGACTTGACCCATTTATCGCCCTCTAAAACATTCTTTTGAGTTTTCTCTAATTCTTCTATCTGAATTATAGAGTTTTCTTTAAGTTTTGGTATCACTCCCTTTTTTGCTCTGAATCTGTACTTATTTCCAGTTCTAACATTGATTACATCTAATCTGTAATCTTTAAACTCATTAAATACAGATACAACATATGTTAATTTACCTAAATCATCAGTTAAATCAAATGCTCCTGTATATTCCATTGAAAAACTAATTTGTTCTGCTTTAGGTAGGTCTATATTATTAATGTGGTTAGATAGTAGTTTGATTAACTTATCTGTATCTATTTCTTTAAATAATTTTGCTGTTTCTTTTCCAGAACATTCCTTCGCTATACTTATTGAAAAATCAAGATTATCCTTCTTTAATTGACTTATAGAACCATATTTTTTATAAAGACTATATAACTCTAAAAGATATTGCTGCTTTCCAAATTCTCTAAAGAAATCTAGTTTGATTAGTGTTTCAAAATGAGTCTTATTCATAGGATTTTCCTTCATTGAGATTAAGTCGATAAAGCTTATGTCTTTATCTCTTAATCCATAAAGGAACTCCCCTACTTCTTCATTTAGACCCTTTATTGACGACACACCTTTATAGATGGTGTTGGTTTCTTTGTTGAAGAAATATGTACCTTTGGAATGTCTAAACATAGCTTTCTCAATCTTTATGCCAAAATAAGACAATTCATTTATTAACTTCTTTGTCCTTGCTGAATCCTTCTCATATAAGTTTAGTGTTGCTGAATAATATTCAAGTGGATAGTGAGCCTTCAAATAAGCACAATATAGGCTATCATAAGCATAAGCCAATGAGTGAGAAGCATTAAATGAATACTTAGACGCATCTTCAACTACCTGCCATGTCTGTTCAAACCCAGCTTCTTTGCCGACTACTTTGACCCAACCTCTATGTAATTGAGCCTTTAGTTTCTTCAACTCATCTTCCTTGAATTTCTTTTTACTAATCTTTTTTATGATTGTATAAGTTTCCGACTCCTCAACTCCCAACCATATTAAGTATTTCATTATTGATTCCTGGTATAACATATAATGGAAGGAATCCTCCAATAAACTATCCAATTCTTGTACTCCAGTAGTGTAGGGTTTCCTTTCTAGAAAATTATGTAATAGGGATTTAAACCCTGGTCTAATAGCAGCAACAAAAGCACATACCTCTGATACAGATTTTGGTTTATACTTCATAACAAGAGGTGTTGCAAAATCAGAGTCTGCCTGATTAACTGTACAAGTTAACCCCTTTTCGTAAATTTTAAAGGTTTGCTCATCAAGTAAATTAGTTAATTCATTTATTGTTGGGATAGGGATATTTGCTAATTCACAAGTATTTTCAACTATCTCATATACTGTTACCTTAAGATAATCGTTTTTTAAATATTTATAATCATCACAACTAGTTTTATCTAGGTTACAACAAATTTGGTCTTTAATTTTTATAAGTCCAAAATGGCTTGGGACACGCTCTGTAGATAACACCATAGAACAAGGACTCGGCGATATTGACTCAATAACTCCAACAAATACTTTACATTCATTTAGTTCATTTTTCCACTTTTCATCATGGAGATAGCTGTTATCTCCTTTGGATTCACATTCAGCTATATGTTTTGCAAATTCGTTATATTCATTGAATGGAATATCTTTCGCTTTGCACCATAATCTAAATGCTCCGGACATTTTTAAGGGTTTATATGTAATTAACCAACCGCAGTATTCTTCCCCTAAGATATCTTCGCTAGCCTTGATTAAGCCATCTCTATTGCTAGTGTTTATATCTATGTCAGGCAAAGATTTAGATTCAAGTATTCTTGTTGTACTCATAAATCTAGTCGGGTATAAAGTTACTGGTGCAATCATTCTATCCATGCCTATTATATCTAAAAGTTTATTAACATAAAATGACCCAGCAGAACCCCTACTAGTAGGGGATATATATGTGTTATATCTTTTTTTTGCTCTCTCTGTAATTTTTTGGTCTATCAAGAAATATTCTTCCATATGGGTATCTTCGATTATCTTGGTTTCTTCTCTAATCGCTTTTAGATACTCTCTTCTTAGCTCTTTAGGAACATTATCTTTTTCTTTCTTCCATAGAGTATTAAGCAGCTCTTTTAGCTCTTTGTTAGGATTTTCAGATATCTTAGGTATTTTGATTTCCTTATTGTATATGGTTATATCTTCACACTTATCAAAGATTAGAGTATTATCTATTATCTTCAATATCTGACTGTTGGTAAAAATTCCTTGCTCATCATATCTTTTGACTATATCTTGATAATCTGGATAATCCAGTACAAACCCATCTTCCTCTGGATAATTAAAACCTTTGCCTTTAAGGAATAAATCCCTATAAACAGAATCTTCTGGCAATATATAGTGCGAATCATTGGCATGAATAAGCTGTATGCCATACATAGAACTAAAGTTCTTCATTCTGACATTATGCTTTATTTGTGTTGGATGATTATGGGATTGAACTTCTAAATAGAAATTGTCCCCAAAATATTCCTTAAACCACTTGATATTATCTTCTGCATAAGGACACCATTCTGCTCCTATGCCTGCAACACACGCACTTGTTACAATTACATCTTTAGGGTCTATACATTTTTCAATCATAGCCCTATCTACTCTTGGTTTGTAGTAATAACCATCTATATTAGCATAAGAGAGAATTTCATTTAATTGTTCTACTCCCCTATTGTTCATAGCAATCATAATTAAATGATAATTCCCTCTGTCTTTCTCCTCTGAATTTATATCTTTAACATAATATAGTTCAGACCCTACAATCATTCTTATATGTTTATCTTCTGGAAGCTCTTTATTCTTTTTTTCTATTGCATTTAACACATCAAACAAATTGCCTTGATACCCATGTTCTGTTGTAAAGTAATTGGTATGACCTAACTCAACCATTCTATCAAGATAATCTTCTATCTTTACAACCACATCAATCGTCTTGATGTTTGAATAGTGGGTATGTTTATGATAGTTGTTGTAATACAATACATCACCTTCCTTAGCTCAAACTAGTATTTTTCTTTAGATAAGATATAGCATCTTCGTTATATTCCTCTAAAGCCTTTCTAATATCCTTCTTTTCTCTCTCACTTCTCTGCTGCTTTTTCATCTCTTGTATAAGTCCTATCTCTGTCGCTCTTGTTATAGCTGACTCTATGATGTTGTTAAAACACTCTTTGTTTTTTGGGTGTATAGCCATAAGCATAGCGTAAAAGTGCATTGTGATATTCACATATTCTTCAAATAGAATATCTGGAACACCTCCCATCTTACCATCCTCACCCTTTGCCAAATCAAAATATATCATAATCTTTCTCCTTCTTTTTTATGATTTATTGTTTTTAAATCCAGTTATTTTCGTATACATCTATTTTTAACTCATCACTTGAATAATATATACAATGTGAATAGTAACCATTGTGAGCGTTAAAAACCATACCATAAACAGGCTCTTCATCTCTAATATTAACTTTTACAGCAAAATAATCCAATCCAAACCATTTATCTTTAAATTCCTCATAAGTAAAACAAGCATATTCTTGAAGATAATCTATTATTTCCTTATTTAGGCGGATATCTACCTCTATGCTTTCTACATATGCTTTTTCTTTTGTAATATTATTTACTGTCCCAAACCACTCGAAACACTGCTGATGGTTATCTATGGCTAATACAAAGTTTTGAAAGTTTTTAGACTCATATAAAGGTTCAATATTTATGGCTATATCCATATCTGTCTTAGATGGTGTTGGATTGTCTGTATTTATTTTACACCATTCATTTATTTCATATATTTTCAACATATTTCTCTCCTTAAAACTACAATTTTATAATCTCGTTTACTTTGTACTCTTGAAAATCTCTGTTTAGATGGTCGATATTGGAATACATGTCTATTGGCTTGAATGTATCCTTATCTAGTATCAATGCTCCATCATCATATACAAACAATGGAAAATCTTCCGTTGGATTAAGTTCATTTTTTAAGTCAATCACATATGCTTCTCTGCCATTAAACTTGATTAAATCCCCATGCTTGATAGTATCGTCTATTGGCTCATCTGGTTCTATTCTCTCGTCAAAGCTATTCAGGTTAATAAGTACCGAATCTCTGCAAGAGTAATCAGCAGCCAATAATACAGCTCTAATATGGTTCATGACAACATCTACATTCTTCCCATAATAAAGTGTTGTTGTTAAATCATCAACACGAGCCACAACATGTTCCGTATCTGCGTCTATGCTTATTATGTCTGTTACTATATCTCCACAATCATCTATTACTGTTATCTTCATTTTTACTCCCCTTCAAATAATCTGGTTACTTCATCAATGTTTTTCTCATATTGTTCCCTAATTTCTTCCAGCTTTTCTTCTTTAGTGGTTACAATGATATATCCACAAGTGACCTCATCCCAGTCACATCCATATCTCTCACAATCCACAAAATTAGACTCTCCATTTAAAAAATTTTCTTTTCCATCAAAATAATCCCAATGCCCAAACTCATCTTCAAATATTTTTTCTCTATTTTCTAAGGTATCTTCTTTTACAATCATAGAATCTAATTCCATGCTGTTGAACTTACCATACCCCCGATATATTTCAAAAATCTTCTTCATATTTTCTCCCTTATCACTCTTTCTTAGTAAATAGAATATTCCAGTAGCCTTATCTATATTCCATACATACTCATCTTCTGTTGGTTCTGTCTTTAAGATGGTATCCATAGACTTAATCATTTTCTCTACAGGGTTATCTATTTTGAATCTCGACCTATTCCTCATAATCTTCTTCTGCCGATTCTATATCTACTAATTTAATCATAATTAATCCTTATTAATCTCATTTTTTATATCCTTTATAAACCCCAACAGCTCATCTTTTGCTATATGATAGTTTTGAACAGTAATTTGTTTGCTCCCATAATACACTATCAATTCCTCTTTGGTCGGTATAAGAGCCGATACGATTCCACTTATAATCAGAATAACCAGTGTGATTTTTACCTTAAATTTCTTCATCATATCTTTTATATAGTTAAATACACCTTCACAATCATATAGGTCTATGGGACATGTTATAAAGAAAAAGCCAAACAAAAGCAGTGTATAAATCAGTAAAACAAGAGACATTCGACTTGCAAGAACTTCAACCCTTCCCAATATTATTATCAATAAAACAATATTACTCATTATTAAATCCCTCTCTTTTTTTATAAATCTTCCCACATACCTATTTGTATGCTCTTATCTACTTCCTTGCCATTTCTTCTCATATCATCCCATTGCTCTTCTGTGGCTTTTTCATCACAAACCCACTCGGATAGCAATATTTCTTTTGCATCACAATCTATATCCTCTATGCCTGTTAGCTTTATTTCTTGCAACACTATATGTATGCCGTACTCTATGCCATCATAGTCTGCATACGCTTCTTCTATTTCTTCCTTAAAATCTGCCAGTTGCTGCAAGGCTTCTTCCTTACTTGTATAGAATTGATTATTTAATGTTAAACTATCCTGCCTATCTATTCTGGATTCTAGCCTATATATCTTATCTACTTTCATTTTGACAATTCCTTTCTAACTTTCCTTATTCAGCAACTCTAAACCAATACTTCTTTAATCTATCTTCGCCAATTTCATCTATTACTTTTTGAGCTATTTCTTCTGATTCAAAATATGGTATTCCGTCAGATACTGAATAGTATATATCAATAATAACTTTATCCATCCCATAATCATAATATATATAATAATTTCTCTTACATATAGTAAATGGTCTAGCATACCTTCTCATTATAGTTTCAACTTTACGCCTTTCTTTCTCAAATTCTGCTTTTTCCTTTGCTAAAAAGGCATTGCCCAAGGCTCTGATACTTTCATCACAACGGGAATTAAAACAACTTTCCCCTATGATTCCATCTAAAGACAGATAATAATACTTTTCTCCATAAACCTTTCTTAAATCCCATATAGTCTTAGGCTTATCAGGTATCTGTTCCTGCAGTCCTTCTGCTTTGGCTCTTAATTTTTCTTCAAAAGCCTTTACTTCGTCTTTTATAAACTCTTCTAGCTCCTTGCTTATCATTTCATCTCTCCATTCTCTTATTTAAAAACTACTTTTCTTGCCATCTCTCATATCGTTTCTCTATTTTGGCAAAATCCTCATAAAAATCAATATCATGAACTCCTAATGTTGCACTTTCTCTACTAAAATCTATCAATAACTGTGTAGATTCAAGTTTTACATTATGCAACTTGCATTTATTCCTAATTTTGAAATAGATAATATTATTCTTGCCTTCTTCTCTATCTAGTCCAAAAACTATCCTTACTGGCAATTCTGGAAAGAACTCCTCAAACTTTTCTTTACTTAACATATAGCTTACCTTTAATAATTTAAATCCTTATATATCCTTACAGGCTGGTCTGTTCCAAGCTTATCAAAGCTAAAAGGAAAAACATCTTTTCGAAGCCTATGTGTTTCCATTGATGTAGTACCCCAAACCCCTTCAGGATTCATAGTTGGTTTAGCACCATAAGCCCAAACTTCTCCATTACCTCTATCTTTAGCAATCCACTTATATTCATCACAAATATACGATAAAAACTGCCTTTCATCCTTAGTGAATGAGTTCAAATACAAAGACTTATCATGGTCTATCATTTCATTCGTTACGCCCCAATCATCTACATAATAAACCTCAGAAAGACAACCTATATTGTCTATTCGACTATATGCGTTTCGTAAATAATCCATTTTTGGATTATAAGAAAAGCCATCATATATCTCATAATCTTCCAAATCATCTCTCAATATAACTAAATCTCCAACTTTGTATTTTAGTCCGTTAGGTGTCTCTTCTTCTGCTTCTTTTATTTCATCATACTCATCTTCTTCAAATGATTCAATCCAGTCATTTAAAGTATCTCTCATTTTGATTAATTCTTCTTTATTCATACTTTCTCCCATCTTCATCTTGTGCTATCTGTTCCTTTACAATTATCTTCTACTTAGATTCCTTTTCTTTTGCATACTGAATCCTATTAGATAATATACCAATGTAACCTCCCATCAGATATAACTGTGTATACATCATATTAGACTCTTTTCTGTCTAATGTGGCAATAGTATCAATAGCCTTTTCTAATTTTCCTGCTCTTTCTAACAAATCTCCTAATTACTGTTCCATTCTTTCAATGTAATCCATGTTTTTCTCCTAATCTCTATTATTTTCTTTGTTTGCCTTTTCTAGTATTTCATAAGTCTTTTTATTGCTTTTTATGATTTTCATTAAAACCCATATCGATATGCAGGTTGTGGTAATTCCAGCAAATATCACGCTATAACCTATGGATTTCAATATAAGATTCAATTCACTCAAAACATCCCTCACCTCTATCTCTTTCATAAACCTTGTTGAGTACATGGCATATAAATATGCTGTGTTTAATCCTAACAAGATTTGACAATACTCTATCCTGACTGCCTTTTTAAGTCTGTCGCCTCTTAACTCATTAATGATACGCCATATGGTTAAACAACAAAGGAGAGTAGCATATAAAAATAATACTTTAAGCATTTACTTGGGACTCTCTTTCTTTCTAGCTATATTCTTACCCCTCTCTACCATTGAGTCTTTAAGTTCAAAATATTCCTTTTTAATGTCATTAATGTCAATATCCTTGCATTTCTTTACCATTTTCTCAACATCACACAACTTCTTTTCTAAAGATTCAAAGCTTTTTTGGTCTTTAGCTCTAATCTCTCTTTTTGCCATAGTATTGATAAGCCCTCTTAGCGTTGAATGGTAGGTTAGCTGCTTTAGTATTTTCTTCCCATTTTTGTCTTTTCCTATCTCATTCAAGATGAAACAATAGGGGTCTACAGTTATGGCATATTTTTTATTAATCTCTATCATGACATCACCTTGTCTTTCTTTCTATATATATTATATCATATCTTATATTGCTTTTCAAGTAGTTATTCAATATTATTCCTTTTTAATATAGGGGCATATAGAATAATTACTACATAAGTTAGAGCAGAAGAATTTGTTTACATTTGCTTCCCATTCATCAGGGTCTAAGGGGTCTAAATCTTTAATCGAATTATGAGTTCCTCTAACAAAATCAATAGCCTGACTGATGTTCTCCTCGTCAAATGGTACTTCCACAAACGCTCTTTCTTTCGTGCTACACAGCTTATTTCTCTCTTTAACTGTTCCCTTTTCATTGACCGAATACTTCAACATATCAAAGTAAAGACCTCTAATCTCTTTATCTGGATACTTCTCTTTTAAGGCTAAAGCATAAATCACTAACTGTAACTTTTTAGTTTCCAAATCCTTTTTGGAGAACTTAGATGATGACTTATAATCATATATATCTATGTATTTGTTATCGGTTATGGTGTATATATCTATATAACCTCTAACTGGAATCCCACCTATCTCTACTTCAAAGTATTCCTCTATTTGAAAATCTACTTCTGTAAATGGCTCATAGTTGTCAAAATAGTCTAAAATACACTCTTTGAAATTATTGCCAGAGTTTTCTGTGGGAAAATCATAACCAAGAATTTCTGTTTCTGACAAATACTCTAAAAACAACTCTTTTGCTTCTTCTCTAGTCTTTTCACCTCTTTGTAGATACTCCAGCAGTTCATGTATCTTGCCACCTAAAAAAGAATATACATTGTCTTTTCTATCTTCTTTTTCTATATAGGTGAGATAATAGGAGTATGGACAAGTATGGAATGTTGTCAACTTACTAAAGCTAAATAATTCTCTATTATTTTTGTTCATTTACTACCTCTATTATCAAACCCCCAGGTATAACTATGCCATATTCTAAGATGTAGAGAAATTTTCTACAGTTATGACCCCTTTTTATTGCAAGGATTGTTAGTGGAATATCTATATGCTCACACTTTATAATATCCCCAACTTTATACTTCGGTTTATTTTTTCCTCTATTAACAAGTTTTAGTATCACATTGTAATATAATACAATAATAGCAACCCCATAGATTAGAGCTATTATTAATTGAGCCATAAACAATGTTGCTGTGAATGGGAATGTCCCCAAATCACCATATAAAGTTTTTATCCATATTCCGAACAAACACATTGTTGGTATAAAGCAGAGCATAGTCCATTTTCTAGGAACATCAATCACTTGTACACTATTAACACTCTTTATATATAAGTATATCGACTCAAATAATACATTTAGCACAAACAGTAAGCAAAGCCACTTAAACATACTAACACTCTCCAATCTCATTGATAGTCTTGATATTATCTATTTCCTCATTCAGTTCTGTCAAGTCTGCAACATGAGGAGTCCCATGAGTGTTTATATAAATGATTCTTTCTTCTTCTGTCATATCACTCCACATATCCTCATCTACCTCTAACTCATAATATCCGTAGACTATTGCTTCTTTTTCAAAATCTGCATTAATCTTTATCATATTCTAATTCCTTTCATAACAATTTTGTATAAGAGATTTCCAAACCTCTTTTCCTTTATCTGTGGGAGAGTCCTTACTCCCTCTTTCCAGGTATTTGTTTTCTCTATCTATAATTAAACCAACCTCAATATTCATTCTACTTAGAATCATTGAAAGCTGATTAGCACTTCTATACATAACCACTTCTTCAAGACCTTCATCAAAACATAGAACTACCTTCTTAGGATTTAGTTTTGCTATTGCTAGGCATTGTTCCTTAGATATGTTGCTTCCAGATAGAGATAAAGCATTGTGATACCCCATACTATCTAGCTGCATAACAAACTTTTCTGATTCACCAACATAAATCACATCTGCCCCATACAGGTCTTTATAGTTTTGAGAATAGCCATATAGGGTTTGACTCTTTCTGTGATTATATCTAACAACCTTATCTCCCTCTTTATGAGAGATTAAAGGTAGATACTTGTTGCCATAACCCTCGTCTAAGTTAATTCTTCCTATTATCCCACATAGCTCTCCATCTAAAGTCCTGTGTGGAATCACTATTCTTTCTTCTTCATAATCGTATCTTAGTCCAAATTTCTTCTGTGTTGCAACAGAGATTCCGTCTTTGAAAAAGCGTATGTTCCATTTATCTGCGTATTTATCAAGAACTTCTTCTCTATACACTTGTAATTCTTCTTTTTTCTTAAAGAGAATATCATCAAAAACTCTTGTTACACTCTCATTCTCTTTTTTTTCTGAATATGTAATCTTAATATCTAATAAGTTCTTTATATCTCTTATTATTTCAGAATAACTTAACCCTTTATGCTCCATCAGTATTGTGAATATATCTCCTGTGAGATTTCCTGTGAAGTCAATAGCAGTTAAGTTTTCATTTTTATAAACAGTTATAGAGGATGGGTTGGTTTCTATGGAAAACCCACACCTAACCTCTTTTCCTCTGTCTGTGATATTGGCATATCCATAGAAACTTAATACTTTTTCTATATTATTGTCTTTTAAGAGTGCTTCTTTAACCAGCATTTATGTTCTTTCGTGCTGGAGTGCAATAACACACTTCTTCCATTGTTCCAAACTCCCCATCAAACTTTAGAACAATAGCATAGTTTCCAGACCCTGATGTCTTACCCTCTCTTAATTTATCTAAGAATACAACCTTATACACCTGGTTAGGGTCTAACTCATATTCAATAGTTTCTTTAACCCTTTGTCCATCTTGATTCGTTGTATACCTGACTGTATAAGGTTTGCAGTAAAACTTTGAATCTGGTAGTTTTTCGTCTTGGTACATATCCCTTATTAAAAATAAGTTCTGAAATACCTCAACTACCTGTTTTGCATTGGCTAAAACATTCCTTGTTAACCATAGTTGACCCTCTGTTGCTAAAGCATTCTGCATTGTGGCGAATACTTTTACATTATTCCCTGCATATCTATTCGCAAATTCTGCTAACCTTCTTGAATCCTCTACCAATGAAAGCCAGAAAGTTTCCTTTTTGTTGGAAAAATCAAGCTTAAAGGTGTCATAGATGAATGTTGTATATCCACTTCTTAGATGATGTTCTCTAAACTTCTTTTCCACTTGTTCCATCTTGGCTGAAGGTATTGATATAAATAGAATCTTAGACCGATATTCTTCATCCCAAATTTTCCTTGCCAATTTAATCATTTCCAAATCTTCATCTGAAAAAGCTTCTCTCCCTTGCTTAAGCTTATTCTTATCAAGTTTCTTGTAGTTGAGTTTGTTTACCAATACCCACATCAAGAAATTATCTTTAAATGGCTTTACCTTCTGCTCATTAGAACATAGCACAACTTTTTCTCCCCTATAAACCAAAGCCATAATCATTGATACCAAATAGGTAGATTTACCTACATTGGTGTACCCAGCTAAACAAGATAATGTTCCTGCAAGTAATCCATTGGACTGCTTACTCATTATTGGAAACCCTTGTATCTTTTGGTTAATGATGTTTTCTCCTGCCTGGTCAAACATTGTTCCTACTGATTTACCTTCCATGATGTCATTTATGTAATCATCATCAAATGTAATGAAGTTTTCTTCTATGCTCTTATCTGTGTCAACTGTACCAAAATTATTTATCTGATACTCATAAAACTCCTTGACTTCATTACTTGTCATATTTCTGAACAGCTCAAAAGGAACAAATGTCTTTTTGTTATATGTCACCTCTTTAAATAGGTCAAATCCTAATTTATGTAAAGTGGTATATATGTTATTCTTGCACAATGTATCTAAGTAACTCTTAAACTTGCTTACTTCTATTAAAGAAGCCCCATCATTAAGAACGCTCCATATATTTTCATCTTTAAAAAACTGTTTTTCTGGCTCTGACAATCTACTCTTAATCTCCATTAAGGAGGCTGACTGATAACCTTCTTCTTTTAGTTTTTTAATGATGTTCCACATAATTCTATACTCAATAGACAAGAAGTCTTGTTCTTTTAACTCATAATCATCTAATAAAGTTAAATCTTCCATCAAACAAGATATTACCTGTGTTTCAGGGAACTCCCTTTCGGCTAACATTTTGGCAGGATATTTATTTTTTATTTTTTCATTATACAGGAATAATCACTCCTTACCTTGTTATTTTATTGTTATACTCTATGTTGCTTTTCAAATTGGTGTAATTAAAACCTCGGTGGTTTTTATTTTTTGGTTATCTATATTTCCTAAATCGGTCTTTGATTCTTTTTCCCAAACTATCTCAAATCCATCCGGAACAGACTCTTTATATTCACTGATATAAATATCAAATCTGTGTTTGTTTTTCTCTACCCAGTCATAAAATTCATTGTGATTAAACTTACCACACTCTTTTAAAGAATATTGTGTTTTGCCTTTATATGGGATATCACAATATACAACTGCACCATCAGGAATCTCAAGGTCTTTATAATTCTTGTTTTCAAATTGAACATTCTGCATATTTTCAATTAACCTAATGTTGCCTCTTTTACCTTGAACACAATAATTCCTATAAGCGTCTTTCCTTCTGGCATATCCTCCAAACCATTTCCCACCAAAGCTACAAGCAAATCCTACGAAGCCACTTAGAGCCATATCATCATCCTTGTTTTGTTTGATATGTCTATATTCTTCTTCGCTGCAAGTGTCTGGTGGAATCCACCCTTCTTGCATTGCTTTCCACATAGCAATAAGATATTTGTGTTTGTCATTAGCTATTCTATGGTATTTGCTGTCAATCTCTGCAATAACATTACAACTACCACAAAACAAGTCTACGAACACTTGATTCTCTCTCTCTCTGCAAGTTTTGAATTAAAGAATTGTCCTAGTTCTTTGCAAATCCTTGACTTACCACCTAAATATTGAATAATTATCACCTCTTTATTTATATTTTCACCTTATTAATCTCCTCGAATACTATCTGCTTTGGTAATATATTATGACATACATATATGCTGCTGAATGGAGGACTGCATTTTGAATCTAAATTCTCACTTAGTCCATCTAAAAAATCAATTCTTTTATTAAAATACAACAATTCAAAATCGTTATTTTTAAATAATTGAAATCTAAATTGGCTTTCAAAGAGTCCAACCACACCAACTAACATAGCAAATGGTATTCCTAAACCAAATAGTTTCTCTAAAACCTCTCCTTTTTTACTATAAGGTGGATTACTTATAATGTAATCACATTCTGGTACTTCCATATTAAAGAAATCTCCTCCATTATCTATATGAGAGAAAATAACTTTATGACCCCCCCTCTAAGAACCTTAACATACTCTGAAATGTCCTTATCAAAGGGACACCAAATTGTAGAATTTGGTTTAAGGTATTTTAAGATAGGGTCTACTGCATATTTTGGTGTAAAATATTCGTCATTTTTATTTTTAGCAATTTGCTGTACTATCATCTAATCTCCTCTCCATTGATTAAAAAATTCAATTCTCCCTTTATGGGGCTGTTTGTATCGAAAAAGAGGTCATTGAGGTCTCTTAATATTTTCTCTTTAACAATCTTACTTTTCTCTCGACAATAATTACCGTTTAATCCATCTATAATCTCTTCATCCGGGATATTCAAAGTAACTTTATAATCTAATTCTACCAACATAGTATCCCCTTCCTATTTATCTACAGCCATATCAAAATTACTTTCAAACTTGACTCCATCCTCATTATGGTAAAATAAAAAATCAAGTTCTTCTTTAAATTCTTTTTTTATGCTCTCAATATTATCACCTCTAAGCTTTTCTATTGCCTCGGCATATTCCTCTATCTCTGGAATTTCTAATTCTGCACTATAATTTATCTTTACTTTCATATATTTTCTCCTCAACTTCCAGCTATTCTTCTATAAGAGTAAGAGTAATAATTTTATCCTCATCCTTATGCACCTCTATCTGATAGCAAATATCAGGAGGGATTCTTTCAATATTACCATAGAATGCTTCTTTTATAATTGCCTCAATATTCTTAGCAATAATTTTCTCCCCATTAAAGAAAAGAGGTTTATCAATAAATAAATCTTTACAGCCAATTCGTACTAAATCTCCTGCAATTTCTTCACAGATAAAATCTTCTATGTCTATATCTTTCAATATCCTATCTTCTATTTTTAAATTTACTTTCATATATTTCTCCCATTAAAAGCTCAATTTTAAATCCTCATTCTTCGCCACCAGAAAGCATCTTGTTCCTTCTTGTAGTTCTTCAAATGACTTATATCCACTACAGTCAAAGAAGCCATAAGGTGAAATTAAGCCAAAATTCTGTTCCAATCTATCAACCACCACTATATAGTAATCAATCTCAAAACTTTCCTCTACACCAACCAAATCACCCGCACCGATTTTAGTCGCTAGTCTTTCATCTACAATTTCCATTGAATTTAAACCTCACATCTTTATTTTTTTCAATTACCTCACATCTGTTTTTATGACACCAATCCTCACTAGGACAAAAACTAAATATATAATACTTTTCATCTTTCTTGATGATACTGGCTTTTTCAATCGAAAAGACCATTCCTTCCCTTATCGATTTTCTTATTTCTTCCTCTTTACTACTTATCATATTCATCACAACTTTCTAAGAACATATATATATGCTGGAACATTAACATAACATATCCACCAACTATTGCTCCTCTGACCCTTTTGTTTCCCATGCCTTCAACAGCAAATCTTGATTCTTGCAAATTATCTTATATCCGTTTTCACGATACCAATTCTCATTAACAAAAGCACTCATATCAAAAGTCTCTTCGTTAGTCAGTGCATTAAAAGTTTTCACTTCCAAGACATAATGTATTGTTCCATCAGGGTTAAATCCTACCAGGTAATCAAATCCATTTTTTTCGACTAAATCTACATTCTCTAACAAAACGCTTACTTCTTCTTGATTGTCTGCTACACTCATTACAACTCCTCTAGGTAATCTAGAAATGTTTTCTTCTTTTCTACCTGCTCGCCATCTCTAAAATTAAATTCACTAGGCATAAATCTATTTATCTGATATTTATTCTCAAAGAAATCTTCTCTCTCTCTTATTAACCTATCTGTCAAATAATCAAGCTTCTGTCTGTTGGTCTTGATATACTTTGGCATAAATACTACTATATCAAAAGCATACTTATCAATCATTTCAAGGATTGTGTTTTCTGATAATTCGTTTGTTAGCCTTTTATACACTCTTTCCCAATCTCTATCAGTAATCTTCTTTATACCTAGCTCTTTAATTATCTTTTTTCTTATTTCTTGTTCCATAAAAATCTCCAATAGAAAGAGAGAAAAATCTCTCAATCTATTAAATATCCATACTTAGTCCTAATTCTTCCACAGCATATTTAATTAATTCTGCAAAATCTTCATTAGGCAATTCCTGTATTTTCTTGACACTAGCATTTGCTAAACACTCTGCCACCTTACTCTTAAACTTATCATTAGAGTAATATTTTCTAGCAAAGTCAATACCCTTTTCTACTGCAAAATCTAGATACTTGTTGGCTTCTGCATTAGCTGCTTCTTCTTTTTCTTCCTCTAAACTCTTTTTGGACTCTTCAATTCTTTCTTTCTCAACTTCTTTCCTGTACTGTTTATACTCCTCGTCCGTTTTCTTATTCCTTAAAGAATTTCTCATACCTTCTTCAACAATTTTAATGAACTCGGCTGCGTTATTCTCATTTTCAAAGACCATATACTCTGGTACAGAACCACCAGAATATCTACCACCAGCATCTATTCTTGTATTCCCTCTAAAATATAGTCTTCTCTCATCTGATAAAACTACACCATCATTAATCTCTCTATCTACACTACCTGTGAACACAAAATCAAATATGTCCCCAAATAGAGACTCATACCTAGAGTCAAGATTAGATGTTAGTATCTGATAGCCTTCTGTTCCTTCTGACCCCTTGTCTTTTACAGTTCTTAGTTTAGTGTGAGCAATAGCAAAAACACCTATGTTTAACTTTCTTAGTCTAGCAATAACTTTTTTTATAAGCTTAATTGCTTTCTTGGGCCCCGCATTATACCCACCAAATGCTTCATTAATACTTTCGCACTTTACCTTTTTCTTCTTTTCCCACTGCCTGCATATTTCTTCTTCTGCTAGTGGAATAAGTTCATCTATTGTGTCAAAGCTAATCATCTTGATTTTCTTAGCCTTCTCATTGTCTGATGCTAACCATTCTAAAAAGTCTTCCATGTCTTGCCATGATTCAATCTGCGTTGAATTTAAGTCATCAAGTAATGAATATCCATGCTCATGACCTATGCCTAATAACAGTCCGTTCTCTGGTTTTCCATATTTCTCTAAAATAATATCTCTAAAAAGAGTTGTCTTGCCAAACTTCTTTGTAGAACGCATGTATATCATTGCTTGAGAGATATCTGTTATTGTCTTTTTTACTGTTGGCTCTTTAAATGCCATTCAATCACTCCTTTTGTTATCTAATTTTATATCTAATGTTGCTTTTCAATGATTATTTAAAAATAGCTTATCAAAGATAGCTATTAAAACATCTACTACTATTGCATTTCCTGCTTGTTTGTATAATTGAGTATTACTACACACTTCTTGTGCCTTATCAAAATATTTATCTTCAATGCCCATTAATCTCCAACACTCTTTAGGTGTTAGTTTTCTAACTCTAAATGGTAAGCTATCATCTATAACATGAGGTTCTCTATGTCCTCCATCCATAGTGGTTAAACTTGGAGCTAATCCATTATCATCATAGACTCTAAATATACTGGTATTCTTTCTCTTTTCTGTGTCATGCTGCCCTATCTGATTTATTTTTACACACCTAGGGTCTTTGAAATATGTTGAGAATTTAATCTTATTTATCTGTTCTTGAGATAAATAGAACTTCTCATCTACAGTATCTTCTAATAAATCTCTCATTCTTAGCTTTAGAGGGGATTTTTCTGGGAACTCATATGGTGTGTGTTCACCTAATATGCTTACACAAAAGACTCTTTCCCTATTTTGCGGGATTCCATAATCTTTAGTATTTAAAACTTGCCAATAGTTTGTATATCCCATATCTTCTAATATCTTTAGCCATTCTTTAAAATCACTTCTGAACTTCTTACCAGCTAAATTCTTCACATTTTCCATTAAAAGATATTTTGGTTTCTTTTCTCTTATGATTTTCTCACAATCCCATAATAGCCCAGACCTTGTATTTGAGTTTTTATCTAAGCCTTTTAATTTTCCTGCAATCGATATATCCTGACAAGGAAAACTATATGTAAATAAATCACAATCTGGAACATCTTTAACATTAACTTTAGAAATATCTCCTAAATTTAATGTTTTAAGTTGAGGTGATTAATAATATTAAGAGTTATAGAAGCTTTTAGTGGCATAGGCACTCAAAGAATGGCTCTTGAGAGATTAGGAATAGAACACGAGGTTGTTGGTATCTTTGAAATAGACAAGTATGCAATACGGTCATATGAAGCTATTTTCGATAAAACATTAATTTCAACCTTATATTACTCTATGCACAGAGGATGAGTCTCCTCTTACTTCTCCTTTATTTATAAAATTGATTCCGTTCTCTATGTCTTTTGCCACTTCAATGGCTTTTTCTTCGCTACTATAAGTGTACTTAAAGACATCGTTGTCATATTCTTTCCCTCTGCCTCCAACAAACAGAATACCCTCCTCTAAATCTGGGCTACCAACAGACCTAATATCTACTAATTTTCCTCTATACAAAACTCCAGAGCCTCTCAAGCTCTCATCCATATACAATACTTTTCCAAATAATAGATTTTCATATCTAAATAATTCTATTCCTATCTTCTTGTCCATACAACACACTCCTCTTAGAATGGTAAATCGTCATCATCTATTGCCCCAAACTCACTTGGAGATTCTGGAAGCTCATCAGCCCTGATAAACTCAACCTTCTTTAATCCTATATCCTCAAGAGTTAATACAGTTTCTTCAATTTCAGAGTAGCCTTGTAAATCTCTAATCCTAACAAACTTTCTTTCCCTTTCGCCAACACCAGAACCTTTAGTTGCCTTTATGGTTTCAAAAGTATCTATACCTAACTCTATCCTATCTCTTTCTTCATCTGTCAACATATCTTCTGTAAAGTCAACATCTTGAGTTCCATTTATTACATCGACTTTTAACCCTGCCTTATTTAACTGTTCAGAATTGCCTCGATACATTGTTTGATACATCTCAAAAGCCCTATCAGCTTTATCCCCCAATGGTAGCTCTACCTGCATAGTGGCTGGCTCATAACCATCCATTGTCTTTCTTACTGCTTCTCCTTCAAGAATCGCAACATCATCAAATCTAGTTAAGCAATTATCTAGTAGATATAGCTTTAGATTAGCTGTAGATGAATCCTCTGTTTCCATTGGAACTTCCTCTATATGGTTAACGATATACTTCGTGATAACTCTTGGATTGCCATTCTTATCTGTATACCCTTCATTTTCTACACTGCCAGTAATCTTATACTTTCTGCCTTTATATCTTTCAGTAGAGAATACAGATTTAACCTTTTCTATAAAGTCAACACCATGAGCAAATCTAGTCTTTCCTGCTTCCATTTCGCTATATGAATTGTGCATCCTGCCTAGGTCGCTTGTATCTGCATTAATCCTATCCTTAAATGGGATTGTTGCTCTAGTTCCATCTTTCTTGAACAGGTGAATTATCTTATTCCCGTCTTTTGGTCTAAAAGCAACTGACTCAACAAAGTGCTTATTCCTTCCACACTTTACCATAAAGTTGATTTTTACTATGTCGCTTTTGTTTTTTCCAATATATTCACTATAATAATCGTCTGTTTTGCTTAATGTCCCCACAAAACAGAATGTATTAAAGCTTGAAATGTTATCTCTTGTCTTTTCTGCCATTTAACTCTCCTTTGCTTTTTAATAACAATAATCTATTGCTTCTTGCTTAGTCATAAAAAAATGTATCCCATTACTACATTCATTCCATCTATCGACATCAAAGTTATCTGGATATACCATCTCTCCAACTTTGTATTTAAATCCTGATGTATGTAAAGAGAATGCTTTTTCAACTGGAATAGTGAAATTATATTCATTGTCCATAGCTAATATCTCTAAAACTTTAGCTTTTGAACACCTACATTTTCTGCTAAAAGCACTACTTCTTTTTGCATCCATAGGGATTTCTAATTTACATATAAGTAAACTACGTCCATCTTCGCCACACAAACCTTTGAACCCTATAAAAGAACCTTCTTCTGGGCAATTTAATAGTGTCCCAGAATTTTCAATTAAACGAATATTATCAAAATTGCTCTCTTCTACATTAGAATTATCTAAATTGGAGTTGTAAATAAGAACATCTTCAAACGATGTTTCTGCAAACTGATTATCAAACATGATGCATCTTTTTATATGTACCGATTTTAGTTGGGAATTAAAATAACCGGCTAATCTCATATCATTCCCAGAAAAACATACATTCTCGAAAACTACGCTTATAAATTCCGTGCTTGTTAAATTCGAATCTGATATCATGCAATTCTCGAATTTACAATTTATAAACCTTACACCCTTAAGGCATATATTTTTTAAAATCATATCTTCAAAATAAGCATTTTCAATAACTGGAAAATTCAAAAATCTCAGGTCTTTCTCTGCATTCATTGCTTCTAAAAGAGAACACAGTTCCTCTAGAGTAAACTTCTTCAACTCTGATTCTTTTAAAGTGCCATCGGTAAATGATGTAGTATATTCTTTTTTAAACAACATATTCCTTATATCCTCTCATAATTATTCTCCTCTTTATGGTTAAAAATATGTCATACTCAATGTTGTTTTTGTGCAATATAAAAAATGAGATAAAACTTATCTTTTAACCATTAATATTAATTTTCTATTCTTGTTATCTGATACTTCATACCTTGTGTAGCCCCCTTATTTACCAATTTACGAATTGTATTAATTGGCATTTCAAGAAATTGACTAACCTCGTCTATGTTTCCTACAAATACAGGGAGTTCATAAGCATCAGTTTCAGAAATTAAATAATCTCCCTTTCTTCTCATAATCTTACTTCCTTTTAAGAATATCTCTTATCTGCTTCACTTTTTCTTCTGCTTCTTCTCTTGTCTTAAATATATTATCCTCAAATGACGGAACAAATCTTTTTACACCTTCCCAAGTCCATTCTCTCGCTCTTATATCAGGCTGGCTAAAAACATTGAAATCAACAGAATAATAAGATTCACCCTCTCTTGGATATGGGCTGTTTTTGATAATTTTATCCACAAGTCCATAATTCACATCAAACTGCTTTAAAAGAGCCATCATAACAGCTTTCTCTAAATCAAATACATCTTCTTTACACTTAACAACCTTAGTTACTACCCCATCAGTATTACATTTTACTTCCAGGGTATTATCCTTTATTGATATATCAAAATCTTCTGCTTTCCAATCCTCGTTTAAAATATGGTCGGTTATTGCATTTGTCAAGCTTTCATCTACTCTTCTAAGTGGCTCATGTAGTGTATCATGACATTTCTTTAATACCTCATCTCTATACTTAGAGATATCTACAGTAATCTTCTCTTTCTCCCCTGTGCTGCCTATACCACCAGTTCTTTTTGAGTTTATTTCATCACTATCTGTTTTTAGATACTTCTGAAATATTCCCTGGAATACTTTCTCACCCCTTTCAATGACAACAGTATGCTCACTATTGTTCTTCAACTGAAAACATATATTTCCGTCATTGTCTGGGTTAGAATAGTAATCTGAATCTATGATACCAGTAATGTTTGTTAGGGATATACCCTTCTTCATTCCTAGAGAACTTCTAACATGACAAGCTAGAAATTCATCTTCCCCCATAGAAACCTTAATATCCGTTGGAATAATTCTGCTATGCTCGTGTGGATGCAAAACTATTCTAACTGGAGTTGCAAAATCGTATCCTGCACTAGCTTTTGTGCTTCTTTTAGGCATATAATATTCTTCATTCTGCCTAAATTCCTCTCTTACAGGCTCAAATCCTCTCAAACTTTAATCCTCCCATTCTGTTATTCTTACCTTGCTAGGGTTTCCTTCTCTCAAATTAAGGTCATCATCAAAATTTTGCTTGATAACTTCTATCAATAATTCTACTTCATCATGATAAAAGGTTATCCCAACAGGAGCTTTGTCTTTTTCTTCGTCATAGAAATACACTTTAAGCCCCTGATTTTGACCCATTCTTTGAGTTAGAACCCTCAAAATCTCTTCTTTTCTCATTACAGCTATTAAACCTCTTGTAATTCTATCCTTTTCGGACAATCCTCAAAATTAATGAATCCACTCTTTCTAATAATTTCATCTTCGCAGGCATCTGGATTGAACCTCTTATGCAAAACTTCAAATCCTTCCTCAAAAACCTTTATGATTTCAATGTTATTATCGTCTATTGCATTGCAAAAACTGTTGCCAATAGACATTTTTGTATAATTCTCATTCAAAAAACTCATTAATTCTTCTTTATTAAAAATACTTTTTTCCATTACTCTCTCCCTTAGTGATTGACTTGATTCCCTATCCAACTATCTCAACCTTATCTGTTAATAGATAGTATATTATCATATCAGATACCTTAACATCTTCTAGCCTGTTATAGCAGTGTCCCTTGCACCATATTGTCCCATCCTTTTGATAATATTCTTTGTCATCACCCTTTAGTTTAAAAACATCCCCTTCCTTAATACCATACTCCTTTTTAACCAACTCAAATGCTCTTTCTAATAATGACATATCAAATAACCCCCTTATAATCTTCTGAATTAAACTTTTTGACTCTGCCCCTTGCTATAGGGTCTTTTAATTTTTGCCTATTTAACATGAAGTGATAGAAGGCTATTGAGTTTACCCATTTGATATTCTCGTCTATTAACAGGCAAGAATTTGGAATCTTACTGTCGGCTCTCAAGATTTCATTTTCAAAATCCTTTACAAGCCTGATAGCAGTTGGTTTAGATATGTTATATTCTTTCTGAATATCTTTAACCCTCAAAACAACCATGTGTTTTTCAGACCTCCTTTCTTTGATTATATATATATTATATCATATCTTATTTTGTTTTTCAATACCTTTTTATCAAATATTGCTTTTTATTTTCTCCGTATCTACCCCTTAAAATTGTATAATGGCTTGATGTGAGAAATAATTTCAACAGTATCTCCTATGTTACTTATAATCTCCTGATAGTCCTTGTATGCCATTGGAGATTCGTCAAGCCTTGCTTTATCTATACAAGTAGAATAAACACCTTTCATCTCGTTCTGGAATGTTTCTAAATCCAGCTCTCTTTTTGCTTTCCCTCTTGACAGGATTCTTCCTGCTCCATGAGGTGCTGAATAATTCCAGTCTGGATTTCCCTTACCAACGCAGATTAAAGAACCATCTCTCATGTTTAATGGAATGATTAATTTTTCACCTAGTCTAGCAGAAACAGCCCCTTTTCTAACATAGCCTTCTTCATCTATATAATTATGGATTGTTTGGAAAACTTCTAAAAAGTCCCAACCCATATTCTTAGCAATCTCTCCAGCCATCCTTTGTCTGTTTGCTCCTGCATATCTTTGTGTTATCATCATATCGTGGATATAATCTTCATAATCCCGACCTGTTAGATATTCTAGTCCCTTTGCAGCGTCTGTGCATTTTTCTCTTGCTATCTTTTGATAATGCTCACAAACCTGTACTCCTAAATTTCTTGACCCAGAATGTATCACAAGATACTTGTCATTATGTTCATCTACATTTATCTCTATGTAGTGATTACCACTACCTAAAGTGCCTAATGACTTTAATATCCTATCCTTGTTCCCTAATGAGTCATACATCATCAAACCCTCTAAATTAAAAGGTCTCTGATAGTCATGGACATTAAATCCATACGGAACTCTTTCTCTTATTACCTTGTCTAGCTTTTCAAAATCTATACTGATACTCCCTAGTTTTGCAACCAAAACCCCACAGCCAATATCGACCCCAACTAGATTAGGACAAACAATTTTATCCATCTTCATGGTAAATCCAATTGTGCAGCCTTTACCAGCGTGAACATCTGGCATAAATCTAATCGGATTCTGCTTTGCGAATGGTTGATTTAGTAGGGTTATTATCTGTGATATAGCTTCTTGCTCTATGTTATCTGTATAGACTATTGCATTGTTATATTTTCCTCTTAGCTCAATCATGCTTTCTCCTTTTTATAATTTCTTATTCTAATTGTCTTATAGGTGTTTATATTCTATATAATACATTTACATCTTCTATAATACGTATGTTAAGTTTAATCGCTTGTATTTTAAACTCAACATCATTTAGTGGGCTTAAATCAAGCTCATCATGTTCATCCATAACCTTTTTAGATAAATCTAGTAGGGTCTCATTAACTGAATGCAACATTTTAGTAATTATTTCAAAATCCTTAAATAGATTTCTATTTGGTGATAATCTCTCTTTTGTGGCATTTACATATTCAAGTAATTCCCCAATATGTTCTCTGCAATTGTTGATTCTATTCTCAATATCCATTATATAATCTCCTTTTAATCAATTTTTAAGAATGATGAGGTTCTAATACTCCTCTTTTCATCCTCACATACTTTTTTATACCATGGGATTCCACAACGATAAAACCCTCTATACTTCTATTTTCTTCTGTTCTGTATTTTTCATACAATGAATCTAGTTCTGCTATTGTCGGATACACATTCAGCTCTTTAACTAAAGGCACTATACTTATAAAAGATGGGATTTCTCTATTAACAAATGAATATATAAAATACTCATGAACATAATTTATCTTATGTAGTGTAAAATCTTCATTCACATTTGCTTTTGCAAACATAAAGAACTTATTCTCCCAAGCGTATGTAATTCTTCCCATTCCTATCCACTCACCAATTATTACAGCTTTTTCGTGTAGCTCCTTTTCTAAAAATTCACCATGTTCTTTAAGCCAATCGTGTAGTCCTTGATATAGCATTTCCTTTTGTTCGTCTATCTCATCTAGCTTAAAAATATAATTTCTTTGTCCAATATAGAGTTCACCATTTAGTTTAAATATAGATAAGTTAGACCCATCTAACTTCTCTGTAATCAAAATATCTCCCATCTTATTTCCAATCCTACTTGTCTTAGGATACATAGTTTTCTTTATCATATGTTAATCTCCTCTACTTAATTCCAAACCAATACTTCTTTAATCTATCTTCTCCTATTTCGTCTACCACTTTTCTTGCTATTTCTGTCGATTCAAAATAAGATAAGCCATTATATACATAATGATTCTCCAAAAATTCAATTTTATTATATCTTTTGTCACACACAATATAATAATTACATTTATTATATTCAAAGGGTCTACTATACTTTTTCATAATAGCCCCTATCTCTCTTCTTTCTACTTCAAATTCAGCTTCTTCTAGTGTTAGGAACGCATTTCCTCTGTCTCTAGCCCATTCATCATAAGTAGTATTAAAAACACCTCGACATACTTGCCCATATGTAGGAATATAATAATAATATTCTCCATCCTCAGTCTTTAAATCCCATATATTCTTAGGTCTAGACATCCAGGTAATCTCTTTCTTTAAGTCTTGTTCAAATTCCTCTCTTTTCTTATTCATTTCTTTTTCAAACTCTTCTAGCTTACTGTTTACATACTTTTCTATGTCTGTCTTCATATCTTTACCTGCTTTCTTGTTTATCTTTATTTTAGCTATTAACATTAAACCAATACTTTATCAATCTATCTCTCCCTATCTCATCAACTACCATCTGTGCTATTTCTTCTGATTCAAAATAAATAATTCCACAATCATATTCACATAAAGCATCTATACCTATATGTTTACTAGCATGGGAACACTCTATATACCAATTATCTTCTTCATGTTTAAATGGTCTACTATACTTCTTTAGAATAGCCTCAATCTTTCTTCTCTCTTTTTCAAACTCTGCTTCCTCTCTAGTTAAAAAAGCATTACCCATATCTCTAATATCTTTATCGGTAATAGAAGAAAAAAAATCACTGCATACACACCCATTGCCACATAAACGATAATATGTTTCCCTATCTTTTGTTTCTAAATCCCATATGTTCTTAGGTCTATCTTTAATATCCTCTAATAGTGCTTGAAGATTTTCTATCTCACTAGATGAGAGATATTTTAGTTGCTCTGAATAATTTTCTATGATGTTTTTTAAAGATTTTAAATTGCTCATAATCCTCTCCTTTAAACCAACCTACATATATAACAAAGAATTTCTTCGTCATCTCCAAACTCATCCTCTATAATCTTTGATACGATATTCCAATCACCACCTGCAATGCCACACCCTAAACCATAAGGTAATGCTATTGTCTTTTTATCTAACATACTTGCCCAATCATGCAAGAACTCCAAAGAACTGGCTAAGGCAGAATAGTTAGTTAACACTCTTTGTCCTACGGATTCATCTTGTCCGAATAAGTTTGCTATCATTAGTTCTGATTCTCCATCTTCATCTACATAAGCATAAGTTAAGTACATCTTTCCTAAAAGACCACTTTCTGATAAGCAAATCTCTCTATATTCCTCATAAACATCTGGGAATCTTTCCTTTATTTCTCTTGCTATGCCTCCACCCATAATTCCATAAAGATTTACTTGGTGTCCGATAATATCTACATTCATATCGAATATATCGCAGTCTACATATTTAATCATATTTTCTCTCCTGTTCATTGATTTATTTTTGTTTTAATGATATACTAACATTGGTACAGTTAGTGGATTTTATTGATTATTTTTTTTTGACAAGATTACCATTTATGGTTGAATCTTTATAATTTCCGATTCCCCACTAAACTGTACTTTTAATTTGCTAAAAAGTAACCTAAATATAGCTTTAATTCCTATTTTTATGTACTCTAGCAATATTAATATCGCATAATATGATGCTCCAGTTAAGTTGAAAACCACCTTGTTGACATCCAACTTCATCACTCCTCCTCTCAAACTTTAATCAAATTAACTTTATATATATTATAACACTTTAATGGCATTAAAGTCAACAGAAAAAATCCAATAAAATTCAACTTTTATCTATCGATTTATTTTAATTTCACTAAAGTTATGTTATAATATAAGTATGAAAGTGAGGTGTAACAGTGTGTTTGGAAAGAATTTAAGGTACTTAAGAGAAAAAGCTGGATATAAACAATCTTTTTTAGCAGAAAGGTTAGGAAGAAGCCCTTCAACTATTTCTTTGTGGGAAAGTGGGGATGCAAAACCTAATACAGCGACAACTATAGATTTAGGATTACTATTCAATGTTACTGCAGAAGAGTTGATGAATGTAGACCTAAAGAAAAGAGATGAAAATGGATTAGAAGCCAAAAGTAAGACTAAAATGATACCTATGCTTGGGGAGATTGCTGCTGGAGTAGGTATATTTGCACAAGAAAATTTTGAAGGATATTTTGAAATTGATGAGTCTGTTAAAGCTGATTTTTGTCTTAAAGTTAGAGGAGACTCAATGATAGAGGCTGGTATAAATTATAATGATATAGCTTTCTTTAGGAAACAACCCCATGTCGAGAACGGACAAATAGCTGCAGTACAAATACAAGGTGAATATGATTTTGAGCCTAGAGCCACATTAAAAAAGGTTACAATTCAAGGAGATTCTATAATATTATCACCAGCAAATAGACAGTATGATTCTAGGATATTTAAATTAGATTCAGTCAAAATACTAGGGAAATTGGTTGCAACAGTTCATTATTATAATTAGGAAGGTGATGTATAGTGAGAGCAGAGCCTTTAGCAGATGGCAAGGTCAAATATGTAGAGGAGTTTAAGCACCCTATTACTGGTAAAAGAAAAAGAGTATCAGTTACATATGCTAAAGACACTAAAAAGAATCAACAGTTAGCATATAAAGAGCTAATCTTAAAGATTGAGGAAAAGAAAAAGGAATTGTTAGAAGGAACTGGAGATAGTTTTCAGCCTATCACTTTAAAAGAACTGTCCGACAAGTTTCTTAAAGACAAGGAATACTTAAAAGGCAGCACTCAGTTTGTCTACAAAAACAATATAAATATATTGCTAAAGATATTCGACCCCAGTTTAGATGTTAGCCACATAACAATGCAGGAACTTAATTTTTTAGTATCAAAGTGTAGGTCTAAGACTCAGGTTAAATACCTAAAGACATTGTTGGATTGGGGGCAGAACAACTACTTTATAAATCCTATTTCAGAAAAACCATTCAAGAATGAATTTAAAAAGATAAACAGAAAAGAAAATAAGGTTAATGTAGAGAAAAAGCTTTATTACGAATTAGATGAGATTGATGCTATTTTGGCTAAGATTAAAGAGAAAGACACATACCTAAGAGAACTTTCTTGCTGTTTGATTATATTCTTATTGAATACTGGAGTTAGAATAGGCGAAGCATTAGCTATAACATATGAAGATATAAGCGATGATATGATATTAACTATCAATAAGACTCTCTTTAATTTCGATATTCAACAGCCTAAGACTCCGTCTTCTTATAGAAATATAGCCATAAATAGAGAAACTTTAGACTGCATACAAGAATTAAACACTATCAAAAACCGATATTTAGTGCCAAAAACCAACATAATATTCTGTAATAAAAAAGGAACAATCTTATCGTATGGTAACGTTGTTCAGACATTAAGGAGATGTTTGGGAGATGACTTTTGTGGTTTTCACATCTTTAGACATACCCACGCTTCTATATTAGCAGAAAAACAAATACCATTAGACACAATTCAAAGAAGATTAGGTCATGAAAAAGATGATATAACCAAAAAGATTTACATTCATGTTACCGACAAAACAAGAGAACGAGAACACAACATCTTTAGGAATATGAGTATAAGATAATGCCCCTTCAATGCCCCTTAGGCAACGAGGGGTATTTGTTATTTGTGGGAGCATTGCTATTTCAACGATTATAGACTGTATTCGTTTATTATACATAAAATTTTAGTTTTTATATATAAGTATAATTATTTTTTATCCATGAGTGGATGGATTAATTCATTTTTTTCGACTTTTTAGGATAGACTCTTGAATTTTCATATGATATTTATAGGTATTTTTATAAGAGAGTGCCTATAATTTTTTGTAAAAATTTTCTATGAGCTTATATTCGACTAAAAAATATAGGTCGTATTTCCCCCTATCAAGCAGGAAATCCACGACCTATTTTTATGCTAGTATTTTATTAATTTTCCTCTTCCTTACCAAACTTCTTTAGTAAGAACTGGCCACTCTTGTCACATGATAGGGCTAAAACTCCACCACACAAGAAGGACAAAATTACATGTATTATATCACCACTCATAACATTTATACCCATTGAGGCTGCCCCAAATGTTGTAAAGCATCCAATAAAGGCACCCGGTATAAACCACAATTCCTTGGCCTTAGCCTGCCAACACATAGTCGCTGATATTACACCTGTCATTATAAATGATATAGCTACTACATTTGGTACTAGACCAGATATATACATTGCTACAAGGGCAGATATCATACCTGATAGGGTAGACAAAATCGCTGTCTTGACACCCTCTAGACCGTGCTTACCAGAAGCAAAATATGCTGTACACCCAGCAAAACCTATCCAAGTAACAAGTCCTAGAGACTGGATTGAAGAAATTGCTCCCCATATACCACAACAAATACCTGTTCCCAAACCTAAAGCAAATAAAGCGCTCAT